GTATTACTTAAAGATTATTCTTCAGTCTCTTCATGTTTTCTGCTCTCCTGAGATTGAGGAGCTGCAGAAGATACTGGAAGAGCGAATGCCTTCCTAACAAACGCATCAAGGGCAGCTTGCCCGCCAATGTATGTGATCTGTGTGGCTCCGGCTACCCATACCATAGAGAGTAGTACGGAGTCAGACTCATCATATACAATACCTAGACTAAGAAGGAATAACCATCCCGCATTCCATATCATAGCGGCGATAAACTTTTTGGACTTAAAAGGCGTAGAGTGCGTTACTTCTTTCATATTTACCCCGGAGGTTTAATGATACAACAGATAGAAACAAATAGATTTTTGTTTCTCTTAGAGAGTTTAGCAGACGAAATGAAACTTTGTCTAGATAATGAGGAGTTTGTATCCTTTAAAACTCTCTGCAATCGCCTTAACAGAATCAATCAGCTTGTGCTAGCAGATAAGACGCAAGCTTGGGCATTGCGCCTCAAGGTAGACTTCTACTTTGATAAACTAATCAATTCAAATAGGCTGGTTATGGACTAGCAAATAGTCAGCCAAATGTGGAATAAGAATTACGTCTAGAAGATGAGGACTTCTAGGCGTTTTTCTTTACCACCTTTCCTCGGAGATCTCCCTCATGCATTATTATGATGAAATTTTGATTGGGCACCACATCGAGCTCGGCGTGCCTGAGCTAAACTTACACGGACTTACGGTTAAGTCCAAATATCAATTCATTATCTGCCAAGAGTTTGATTGCACTGCAATCATCGAACTTATAGAAGAACTCGATGGTACTCTACGATCGGTAGAGTTTCTTGCCTTGCCAAGGCAAGAAAGCCCTAGGGGCTACGCCAACAAGTTGGTGGAGCTATTGGGGCTGGATACAGTCACGATGAGACACGATTACTTCGTTGAAAAATACGGAATGGACGATGAAGACGCGTCCAAGCTGGCTCTTATGCTCGGGGTAGAACCAGCTCAACCAATCGCCTTCAATGCAACTAATGCAACATCGGAGGAAAACCATGTTCAATAATTCGTACACCGTTGAAAAGTGGTGTAAAGAGCACCCTGACCGGGCGAAAGCCTTGGGTAAGGTGCTGTTTAAGAACCAATTCGCGTCATCAAAAAAAATACGCGAAGCAGTCTTCCAAATGGGCGTGGGCCCTGAGGAAGAAAGTATCGCAAAGTGGGCGACAGAGAACAAATCTATCGCCAAACAGTTATTCATCAAACTGTATAAGGAGTTAAAATGACAATAGAAAAACAAACCCGTGCATTAATAAAAGAGCACGGTCGTGTAGAAACAAAGAAATTGATGTGGATGATTATTAACAATCCACATGCCCGACTGGAGGATGTGGAGGAGGCCAAACGAATCCTCCGTCACATGGGGGTGGAGGTATGAAGCATTTTGGAAAAAAAATCCGTGGTGCTTGGTGGGTGTGTTATGGTACACCCACCGCCTATCAAAACCTTTACAGAATCTTTGATGGTTCTGTTAGAAAGGAATACGTTGATAGAGCAATTAAGCGTCGTCACGGTTCTCAATAGTCCTGCAGGACTTTATGCAGTCTTAGCTACCTCTGGTAGTGCTTTCCCATCTAGGGGGCTCCTATAAACCTAGAACGTGTTCGAGTGAAGTGTATTCTGCCACCTCTCCTCGTTCTTTTTTTTAGCCCATTCTGCAAATATAGGTTCGTTTATAGCATAAGTATTTTGAACGCAACCAACCTTCTTTTTCAAATCCTCCATGCGTTTTAAGAGGTAAATCGGAGCAAGTCATGGCTAATAAGCTATTTACAATTGATGAGATTGTTAACCTTCACAACACCCTCATTGGTGTTTCACACACATACAGCAGATACTATGGATCTAGAGAAAACCCCTTCCTAGAAGTTTGCCAAAAGTTGCAACAGAAAGTAGAGTTCTACGAAAACAACGAGATTCCATTCGAGCCGACCTACATCGGTAGTAGAGTCGAAATGAAAAGATCTCTCTTCTCAGAGGTATGGAACTGGATTGAATCTCACACCGACTGGGATTTAGATAAAAATAGAAGAAATCCTTTCATCACTCAAACAAACCTGACAGAAGTCCAAACCTTTGGTCCTCTATTGAGATTCTTTGGCCTACAACTCTATGAAAACCCTCTTGGGGGGTACATAGGCACATATAACGCAAGGGTTCCTGTCGATGCACTGCCGACCTGGCTTGACCCTCGTGCCGTGCACCGGTACAAGGTGCTTGAAGCGGGTAGTCCATCGGGTTATCCTAAGTGGTCTATAATAAAGACCATGGAAAAAACCTCCCTACACCGTGGAATGCTCATCAGAGATGATACATTCCAGTTGTCGCGGCAATGCGACAATCTACTGGGCATCTTGGGCCCAGATTCAGAATACGAGGAATACATTGATATTTCTCATACTAAGAGGGTAGGTAATTGGAAAAAACCGCCTACCAAGTTCGTTCCGATTGAGGAACTGAGTAGGTACAAATGCGTGTCGTCAGGTGTAACGGTCGGATCGGACAGATACATAGATGGTGATAGGGTCATCGCCATCTATGGCTGGGGAGCAGGTCAGGTGGGTGGCGAAGGCTGGGTTAATAACACCCGGCTAATGCGGAAGGAGCGATCTTCAACAGCTCCTGTTATCCCAACATACCCGGAAGACCGGATGTTGCAAATCCATAAGGATTTGCAACAGCAATTCTACCTCGGATACCCAGTCCGGACTGAGATTAAACTAGATGGGTTAGACTTCTCGGTTAAGAAGTCTAATCTTAGCCGGGAAGCTTGGGAAGGAGAAAAAAAGATGGTGGGTCATAGGCTTGCCGTCTATGTAACGGATGGGCAGACTGCGATTACGGTCTCTACACCAAAGACCGTGATCAACTATGTGGTTGAGAATGATGTTTACAGCGTAGAAGAGTTCTTGATGTAAACATCAAGCGCCGAGGGAGAGGGCGCGTTATAAATGCTCTCCCTGGCCGGCAGTGGTTATTTTTTCGCTTCCTCTTTACGTTCTGTAGCTTGGGCATGTTTAACACCCATGATGGTACCAATAATAGAGAAGCTGTTTGTTAAAAGGATACCAAAAAGGTTACTCCAGGTGTTTCCAATCAAAGTAGTCTCACCACTCTGTATCATCATAGAGTAGACATACATTGCAGTAACGATTACACCTACGGCTACAATTACAAGAAGCGCAATGTTTACGATATTACCAATCAGCTCAAACTGGCTCTTTTGTTGAGCCACCGATAGATCTTTAAGCGCATTCTCAGTAGCTGCTTCTGCTGCATCTAGAGCTACCTGCAAGTCAGCCATTAGAGTATTGTTCTCTTCTGCCTTGGCTGTAAGCTCTTTGTTTTGATCTTGAACCTGCCTAGTGACCTCTAGTCTTTTTTTCCGTCTCTCTGCATCCTTCTCCTGGCATACTTTAAGATACTCACCAAACTCTTCACTGGCGGGTTCTAACACCTTAAGGATGCTGCCTTCGAGATAAACACCCCTTGTGTTACCCATTGCAATAAGATCAACCTCTTGTTGTACAGTAAGTTTCATTGATACACCTTAAATGGAAGTGTCCCATCCTTATAACCCTGAAAATCTTCTTTAAACTCTTCTAACCTTGGTTCAATATCATCTGACTTGACAATCCAGAACTGTGCCCCAACGTGTATTGCCTTTTCAATCTCACGTTCATCTGCGCTACTAGAAATAATACCAATAACAACACCATTACCGTAGTCGTGATTGATCTTATCTATCAGCTCTATACCATCAAAAGAAGATCCGATAATATTTAGGTCAGCAAAAACTACATCAGGCTTCTCGTTTGGTGAGTTCTGAATATCTTCAAATAGACTTGCAGCTTCCTCTGAACTATACATGGCTTCTAAGTTAAAGGTAATGTCAAGAAGGCTACAAGCATCCTCAAACACAAGGTGAAACAAATCTTCATCGTCTACTAATAAAATACTTCTAATCATTGAGTCTCCAAAATACGTCGTAAATCTATCGCTAGAGAAGTACCTGGCTCATCCGTACTTTTCACCTTGATATCACAATCGTGCTCTTTAAGTATTGCTAAAGCAATATTAAGACCCAACCCTGAACCGCCATCAAAGTTTTCTTCTTTTCGCTTGAATGGGAGACTCAGCTCTTCAAACTCTTCCTGAGTCATCCCGATCCCATTGTCTTTTACTATAAGGTACTCACCATCTACTGTAACCCAAACCTTAACTTTTTGCTTAGATTCGTTGTACTTTATTCCATTTCTAATAAAGTTATCAATCGCAGTGCAGAAAAGGGATTTATTTGCATTTAGGTTCGGAAGATTACCCACCTCAACACTAGCATAGTAGGCTGTGTGTTTTAAGTAAAAGTCCAAGGCTTCCTTAAGATTGAATACCTCTTTATCTAGCTGAGAGCGCTCTTTCACTAAGTTTGTAAAAGCATAGACACCTTGATACACCGTTCTTGTGTGTATGAGTCCCCGCTCGAGCATCTTAATTGCGGCGCCTAACTTAAGCTCGTTAATTAAGTCAGGAGTCAGCTTTGCTTGTAGCATAGAAAGACCCCTAGGAAGATAAGTATTAATACCAGAGTGCATATCATGTCTAATAATACGATTAGAGTACTCAAGAAATACCTTCTTTTGGTATAGCTCCTCTCTAATTTTTACTTTTTCCAAGATGGCTGAGTTGATCTTAAAAGAGCTCTTTAACCACTTATCATAGGCAAGATTTTGCCCTGGCACAAAAATGCCATGACGATAATGCGTAGGCATCTCCTTTCCCTCTTCGTCAGTAACGAAAATCTCTGTCCGAAAGATCTCTTTTATAATTAGGTTCTGGTAAGTATTCTCTAGTTCGCTCTTAAGACCCGAAAGTACGCCACTCTCCGAGAAATGGAAACGAGGACACCCATCTAACTCTATAAAAGAGTTTGGATTATTGTAATCTCTTGGAGACCAGCAAATGCTATACCATACACCTGTAGTCACTTTCTTCTCCTATATTCGTAAGTGCCTTGTGCAATAGCTGGGATTGTAAATCCAGCCCCCTGGAATCTAGATGTCTTAAATGCAGCCTCTCCCTTTGGCTTAAACTGAACAACAGGAGGATTACTTAGAGATCTAAAATCAATTGAAGTCATCATTCTTGGAGACTTTGTATGGACTACTCCTACTTTCTTTTGAATATCAGCAACAAAAGATGAACATAGAACTTTGCCATCAATAGGATCTCTGCCAAATATCTTATCTAATGCAATCCTTTCTAGATTTGTATCCCCAAAGATAGCCATTCCTCCTAGCCCAGCATCGTACTTGTAGTTATTCAGTTTAACAGCTTGCTCGGCGTGTGTAACCATTCTCTGACGCATTGCGTCTGAAACATTAGGTCTTATCGCTAGCACTCCTTTATCACCTTTTTTTAAGTAATCAGAAAGCGTTCTTGTATGAACATCTCGACCTGGACCAATATGAGCTAGACGCCCATCTCCTAAGTAAATAGCACTATGAAGATACTTACCCTCGGATAGCCGGAATAAATTGGTTTTCATTTTAGGAAAGAATCCCTTATTTTCTTTCCCTACTAATAAAACATCTCCTGGCTTTAGATTTTTTTGAAATGTTGGGATACTCTCAGTAGTTACCTTAGGGACAAGTCGCTGTAAGTTGCGTAAACGTGACCCTCTTCTTGCCAGTTTTAATCCTAGGGCTAAACTTGGTAAACTGATGCTGGCAAAGCCAATACTAACTTTATCTTCTCTTTTCATAGTACTCTCTAAGTTTGTTGCGATTCTTATAAGCTAATAGCCCTGCTCCACCCAATGCAACTCTTGCAGCATTTAACCTTAATAGCCTTCTATGCAGAGGAGCAAGTGGATTATTCTCAGCAATCCTTTTTGAAGTGACTAGATTTGCGATCTCAGTAGCCCCTCCATCAGCTGCAACACTAAGTCTAGAGTATCCCTTTTTCTGGCTAGAGGGGTTGGCAAAGAAATCATCAAGGGGCTGTACTCGATCCTGCTGAATATATACGGAACTTCTAATGTTTGGCTTGTACATCTTTTCAATAGCAAAAGTATTTCTATAGCTTGGGCCGGCTTTAGAAACTGTGTTGTCCAAGAAAATCTTAAACGGTTTCCCAGCTGCACGAGCTTCTGTAATTGTAGTCCCGCCAGGTCTAATGATGTTTAGATCTGCCTCTTGCATCATCTTTGATAGGTTAGCAAAGCCTTCAATATTCAATGTAACACCAAGAGCCGCAGCTTTTCCTTTCATACTGTTGAGTCTTCTAATAAGTTTTGGATCATAAAGTTTGTGGCCTTTCTTACCTGCATAGCCTGTTACCACATGAATCGTTGCACCCTGCGGTAAGTTCTTAGACTTTAAGACAGTGTTAAGACCATCCTCAACGCCCATTCCCAAGGCTCCGCCAGAAATCGTAATGTTATACCCCTTGGGTAATATTTTAGTAAAGCTTTTCTTAGGAGGAGAGATGGGTAATGCAGATACTGTGTGAATTCTTCCTTTAAGAGTTGGGTGCTCTTTTTGTAGAATGGGCGCTGCGCTAGGTGTAGCAATATGCTGAGAGAAGCTGCCCATCGTGTTTTGAAAGAATGGATTGGGCATCTTAAATGGGGCCTGATCGGTATGCACAGTGTATATTGGGCTATCAACATGCTTTTGCAAGAACATATCCATTCCAGAGTGCATATTAACGATCTGCTTGCCCGCTGTATCTTTACTAAACTTTTCCCAGTCGATCCCATTTGTATAGTAGTCATACGCCTTTACAGCATTTCCTGCGAGGTCTTTTGTCCCTTTGATAGTATCACGAGGCGTAAAAATCTTATTGAACTCTTGCATTCTACCAGGAAACGCATAATCATCAAGATTCACTAACTGTACTTCAACCCCCTTTTTCTTTAATGCTTCAGCAACTGCCTTACCTTGATTTCTGTGGCCCGCCCCACGGCTGTCATCAGTGTGTAGAACTACAAATGGAGCATCTGGCCTAAGGGCTCTCTTCTCTGTAGGAAGTAATCCCATTCCGACATACATTCCACTGCCGCCTGCTAATCCTGTAGCCGCAATAGTATTTTCTGTTTTATCCGACAGACCGGTTAGGGAAGCTATCTTTTCAAGCTCTAAGTAATAATACTTACCAGCTGTCTTTGTAAACTTATGGTCGGGTTTCATCTTTTTATAGATGCCCATAATGTATGCATAGTTATCTTTCTGGCCAGACTTTCTAGCAATCTCTGTTGCTCTTTGCCATTTCTCTTCATCACGTTTAGACTTAACTACACTATTAGGCATGACTGGCTCACTGAATCTTTTTTATCTGAGCAAATTGTGTCTTGCGCAGTCTGTTCTCTACTTTGTACAGCTCTTTAGTAATACTTTTCTTACGAATGGAAGGCGCTGTAGTAGCCCCTGCGACTGCTCCTACAATAGCAGCAGGGATCACAGTTTTCTTCAGAAACTTTTGAGCACCAGGATCCTTAACCATCGAAGCAGCAGCCATAAGAGGTGCGGCAACAAAAGAACCGATAACTCCACCTTGGGCTCTAGTTTTTCCAGTAGGCTCATAGTATTGAGACACAAGTTTCTTTTTTCTATCCTGCAGCTCAGGACGAGTCATCCAAGAGATTGGTTTGAAGGAAGCAGATTTCTTCATGGGCTTTTCCCAGCCCTTTCTAATTCGTTTCTTTTTATGAAACTTTTTAAGACGATGAATCATGTACAGCTTTGCAGCCATAGCCGTAGGCACACTAACTTTAAGGGCTGTTTTAAGGGGAGATATTTTCCCAACCCTTTCTACCTCTTTTAGATATTCAGGCTGTGCTAACAACATAGGATTCTTATTAAAATCAGTCCGCAATTTTTCCAACCTTCCGGCCTTCCACCCAACCATAGGAGATACTGTAAGGCCAAAAGAAGCGGCACCTGCACCTACAGCAGCTCCAGTACTAGCATTAGATATATGCTTATCAGACCCGACGTACTCTTCAATCCTTTGCTTTCTTCTAAGATATGCCGCCTGTCTGGTCTTCTTTTTTTCTGCTTCTGATTTACGCATTACCATAGCTCCCGTCTAGCCCAGTAGTTAGGGCTAAATGGATCATTCTTAGTTAGTTGACCACTTTTGTTCTTAATGCCCGCACTTCTAGTTAAATAGTTCTTTCTACGCTTCTTATCTTTATGCTGGGTAAAGTCTTCATACCCCTTCTGCCCAAAATGCACCAACTTAACTTTATCGCCTCGCTTTACTAGAACCATCTTCTTTTTGTTTTTCCTATCAGAAGCAATTGGTTTATTATACCCAGGGAAGGTCCTACCTCGATATTCTATGGAGGCCTTCTTTATCATTTTCTTCTTCACTTTCTTTAATACTTTCTTATGAGAAGTATTACAGTTTGAGGCTTTCTTTTGTAAAGAGGTTCCTGCGGCAAGTCCATGAGAGCTGTACTGCTCTCCAGCTTTAGTCGCTTTTGCTTTCTTGCGTTCAGCAGCTCTTAACTTTTTCTTACCTTCCTCAGTGGCCTTTAGACGTTCAATCTTTTTTTCTGGAAGGTACACTCCTTTATTTTCGGAGGAGGTTTTTGTCATTCTTCCTCTAGCTTCTTGCATTTGTTGATTGATTTGTGCCATCCGTTCGTTGTATCTTTTTAACGCCTGCTGGTAAGCCTCTGAGTTTGTGTTTGTTTGGCCTTTTCTGCCTAGGATATTCTGAGGTGTTTGTACCTGTGGTGGAACTGGTTTCTTGATCGGTGATTCAGGGTACTGAGATCTTGGAGTTAGTTCAGTTTTGTAAGGATTATTGCTTTGAGTACCTTTAATTGGTGGAGCATCAACAAAAGTCGACTTAAAGTTACTGGGGACTTTCGGAGTGGGAACCGGAGCCCCTTTAGCAAATCTTTGTGTAGACTTTAGCAATGTATTCTTAAAAGCAGCGTTAGATTGCTTACGCATAGGCGTGTATAGATCCCCATGAGGATGTACCTCAACTGCTCCACTAGCTTTAAGATGCTCCAGCGCGGCCTTAATCACTTGCTTAGGAGCTTTTACATGCTTATGTAAGGCTTTCATACTTAAAGCCCCGCCTTCTTTCTTAAACGCAGACAGAATATCTTTAATAACCTTCTGATTGTTCTGCTGTGCAATCTTCGCAACCTCCCCAAAGAAGTTATCGAAAGTTCTTTCATTGATAGAAGATTGTTTCACCAGAATATTTGGATTTTGCCCTAAGGCATCATTTGTACGTTTCATGCTTAGGGCTCCCTGTGTTTGACCGTACCCTTTCATATGAATTGCGTTCATAGTTCTAATTTTATTAGGGTTGGTTATTTTTTTATTACCTATCTGCAAAGGCTGAGTGTACTGCTGAGTCCTTGCAATGCTTCCAGTATCAAAAGAGCGACTCACTTTGTTTTCCTTAGAATGCTCTTAGCAACTCTTCTAGCCTGTTTCTTCTTGGTCAATGGAATAATGGCCTCATCTCCATCCTCTGCTACGCGGATGATTCTGCCCTTACCTTTGGGGTCTTTCTTAACAATCCCACCGTTTTTATAACCAGGCATTTGTGGTTGTGCTAAGCCTTGAGGATAAGCTGCTTGCATGGCTTGCGTAGGGTTCATTCCCTGTGCTTGCATAGCCTGTACATTCATCATGTTAGCCTTCTTCTCAAATAGTTTTCTCATAGGCTTACCCGTAACTACTGAAAATCCTTCCTCTTTTCTCTTTTTATACTCTGCTAATAGTTTTTGCCTTGCTTCCTTACCCTTTGCTTTTATATTATCACTAGCGTCACGGTATATTTTTTTCATTTTCTTATTGTGTGCTCTTCTTACAGTCTGACCAACATAATTGGGGTCAAACCTTTCTAACTCAGGATAGAAAGTATTCTCTACAATTTTATCTTTTACAGCTTTACGCCCAGGTCTTCCGTATTTTTGATACAATCCTTGAATATTCTTGCTAGCTTTCTTTTCTTTAGACCACTTCCATTTTTGCTTTCCCCACTTCTTCAGTGAGTTATTCTTAGCAGTAGGTTTTGCTCCAGAGTAGCCACCACCTTTCTTTTTATAGATCTGAGTAGCTAGCTGCATCGCTCGCGCACTATGCTTACCACCCATCTTTGCCTTTGCTTCCGCTTTTGCCTGTTCCCACAACTCTGGATTAGTCTTTGTAGCCGTCTGCGCAGCTTCTTTTATAATAAAGTCCATCTCAGAACGAAAGTATCCAATCATAGTTCCTGTAAGTTCCATGTTAACCTCCATAGCGTTATCACTAGATTAACATATAACGAACCGTTAGACTATGCTATTTTTATTGGCCACGTCTCATTGCTTTTTTATGATCAAATATCTTTTTATTCTTCATGTAGTGTTGAGACAGGGATATAGATCTTGGATCTTTTGACATTTGCTTGATTGCTTTTGTCGGATCAAGTGCAGGTCGTACAGCGAAGATCTTCTTTGTCTCTTGCGCAAGTAATTCTTTTGCATCCTTTTCGGCATTAGACTCTTGCGTTTCAGTTCCTGGAATCTGTAACTTATAGTAAGCCTCTAGCAGGTCTAACATACCAGTTTTGTTTGCTTCTGAAAGCCCTGCCAGTGCTGTTATCTCAATCTCTTTTAACCTTATCCTCTTCTTCCTAAGATGTACTAGAATCATTAAGTATTCTTGGACTGTAGAAAGATCATCAGAGTGTAGAAGTTTTTCGTATAATAGTTCAGCCTGCGCCCAGCTGATAGGACGCTCTAGTAGTTTCCCAACTTTTCAACCACATCACCTGACATGAGTTTTCGAACTCTGGCAGAAAACCACGCATATTGAATAATAAGATCGTCAGTCAATACTTGAGGAAGTTGTCCTACAAACTCCATACGAGCTTCAAGGGCTTTCTTGAAGTCTGCTTCATGGGACTGCTTAGTAAACTTTGAGATGTTGGGAGAGATATCTTTACCATTCATCTTGTCTAAGCATACTGCAAGCTGTACTAATGACATCCAGTGACGACCATACTGTACAGACTTTTCTTGCAGATCCAATGTCATCGATTCAATCCATAAACTCTGATTGGTATTGAGAGTTCGGAAAGTAATGCTAAAGTTTGGTCTAAGATAAATATCTTGCGAGCAGTACCCTTTAAAGATCATACTTTCAAAGTCCAGTGGTACTAAGTCTTTTTCAATACGTTTGCGACGTGCTGTATCTCGAATAGGGTCATACAAAGGATCTTCTGGTGGAATATTATACTCAAACTCTACCTCTTCATCAATCTTTGATTTCTGCCAAGCTTCAAACTCCCCAAATACTTTTACTAAAAGATCACTGTTTGCCTTTAAGTCTTCAACAGTAAAGGTAGATTCAAACCCCTCCTGAAAAGCTTCTTGAAGAATATCGAGCTTTCTATCAAGATCTTCTTGTTCCTTTTCCTGCAGCTCTAACTCTGATGCAGAGTTCGGATTAGACGCAATCGCAGCTGCCCTTTGTGGGTCTTGAGCTCCTGCTATCCTTTGATTCGCTGGAATACCTGATCCCATACCACGTACAACTTTTTCACCTAATGTTTTTCTCATTACATCCCCCAAGGATTTTCGTCTTCAAAGTTAATACCAGACTCTTTTGTAGTTTGCTGGTCATCTTGCCACTGTGCAAAGTCTGGATGTTTTAATGTTTTCTCATAGTCTTCTTCAATGCTTTGACTTAATTGTCTTAGCAGTTCCCAAGACTTTTCCGACAGGGCCGTAAACGAGGTATCCGCAACTGTCATGTTCTCTTCAGTGCTTAATACAATTCTTGTCCATACCTGGGGCGCTCCACCGATCAGCCTTGCTTTCAGCTCGGCAACTTGCAATCTAAAAATAGGCAATGGACTTTCTAACTGTTTCATATTACTCTCCATTATGTACTGTAACTGTAACCATAAAAGTTATAATGTACTATAACATAAAGCGCAAAGTATTAACAGGTATAGAAATGAAAAAGAAAGACAAGGTACTCCAGATCACCGTTCGTATTCGAGATGTAGAAACACAAAGATTCATCCAGGATAAGATAGAGCTCCTAAAGAATAGAGGAGCTAAAAACGCATCTGCTCAATCTATTATAGAGGGCTTAATAGATCGATGGATGAAAGAAGAGGAGCGTCGACGCTAAAAAGAAAAGAGTCCGGTGGAGAATGGCCGGACTCTTCGGTGTGTGGATTTAGTGGCGGGGATTAAGTTGCCGAACCTACTTCGTCAACTCCACTAAAGATATCGCTATCGTAGATAGTGTCAAGGGAAGCAGTATCCAAGGGAATCATTCGTTCAAATGTAATGGACGCATTTTCTGTGATGATTGTACCACCAGCATCTGTACCAAATCCGTGATTGGTTACCATACATTGCTCGAAGTAGAACGCACCTACAACATCAGCATTGCTATCTTTCATAAACAATGCTAAGCCAATAGGTTGAGAAAATACATCCGATGCCAAGTCAAGCCATAGATTACCATTAGGCTCTCCAGGTGCTTTGAGGTATCGATCTTTCTTACCACCGTCTGCAGAACCTGTGTAGGCATTCAAACCTGCAAACCCTGTCTGGTCGCCATTTACAAGGTTATTAAAAGATGTGCCTGCAAAGAAGTCAGCATCGCTTTTAATATCACCTGAAGCTGTAGCATAAAGAACTCTAAGAAGAGAAGGACCGTGGTACATAATTCTACCAAGTCCTAGGTTTCCTACTGTTCTACCACGGATCATGTAAGAACGTTCAGAGCCGATCTCAAAGAGTCTCATTACAGAAGACTGTTGACCTAAGTTAAATTGTTGAATAACGCCAATAGGAAAGATGAAATCTGCGTCATTACCTGCAAGCTGAGCGTCTGCACCAGCTGCTGCAGCCAACCGAGCTGGACCTGCGGCCAACATAGTGAAAGCAGCATTTACATAACGACCTTCTGTCATTCCTTGTTGTACGTTTCTATTAAAGTAATTCCATTCGGAAAATGTTCTAGCCATTTTTTACCTCTGTTGTTGTTGTGCCTGTGGTTGAGCCTGTTGTGGTTGCTGTTGCTGCGCTTGTTGAGGCGGCTGCGGTGCTGGTGCTGGAGCCGGCTGGCCACTAGACATTTCTGGTTGTGTATTTTGTTTATTAATGAATTCTGTTGCTTGCTCTTTCATCTTTGATAGAGCTTCTTCTTTCTTAGCTTGAATGTATCCTTCACGCTTTGCTCTGGCGATCATCTCTTCACCACCAGTGATCCAACCCGGTTCCTGCATATTTGGAACAAACTTTTGTAGTTTTGGATTGAATGTGTACCCAGGTACAGGTAGAATCATCGGGTTCATTTTGGCTGTTCCATCCTTCATCTTAGAAAACTGGACCCCAAACATCTGCCCTGGGGATGTCACCTTCGGATCTTTAATTCTTTTAATCTCTGTAACTTCATCTATAGTCTCTTCTTTTACTAGAGAAGCAGAGGAGTCAGCGTCCTGCGGCTGGTTCGCAATCTTTTCCAACTCTTGAAGAAAGTAGCTTGTGATCATTAAAGTCCTATCGTGCATTTCTTTTTTCTACCTCTTTCAATAGATTCTTATATCTGCTTTGCTTTTTACGATTATTCATCACTGCTGAGATACCACCAAGAACACCAAGAGCCAGAGGAGCCTTCGATCTACTCAGTATAAACTTCTTTAAAAAGTCTCTTTCAAGCTTCTTCTGAGAAGGTGCAATTAATCCTAATCGCTTAGCACGGTCTGTGCCAACGTCATACAGTTTGGTGAACTGTTTAGTGTCTAGTAGCGACCCTGATCGACCTACACTGGCATAATCTTTTGCAATGATAGTTTGCGCAGTAGGCTCTTTAAACATCGTATTAAAACGATTCTTTGCCTCAGCAGCATCCACTCCATGTATTTGTTGGATGTCTGAAAGTATAGCATTCACACCATTCCTATCAATTGACTTTCCTTGTGCAATGCTTTGATTAACTCTATCCACTGTCGTGTTACCAGTTACTATCGGAGTCCATGAATGATTTTTTGTTAAATTTTGAGGGATTGATCCATCAAGCTCTTTCTTAATTGCATTTTCAAAACTATTTTTGATCTCATAATCCGGAATAACCACAGACCCCGGGACACTAATAGTCTGATTGCTTCTAACAATCATCGGGGCCAAGTCGTCTGCATTCTTAGCACCACCTTCTAACAAACCTTGCTTGATGTAGAAGGTATCAATCTGACGATTTGTATTTGCCTCTACCTGCTTCATTAAAGTCTTAGTATCTACTGACCCAAGACCCAATGCCAAAGGCACAGCAAAGGACACACCCATACCCTTAGCAAAAGCCTTTGCCGAAGAGTATGGATCTGTTGAAGCACGTAAGTTCTCAAGAGCACCCTGCGATTGCTCTTCTCGCAAGATGTCTTGAGGCGTTACCTTAGCAACTTTTTCCAGTGCTGAAGCGAAACTTACAGCTGTAATGTGATGTCGATGTAGTTGCATGGATAGAGGGGGGAAACTTGGATTTGAACATTGATGGTATCTGGGTTTGTATCGTCTTGTGTAATACTGGTTAAGTTTGCGCTTGTGATAATACTACGCTGCACCATTGAAGATACGATGGCTTGGACATTCATTCCTAAGCCTTCAATAAACTCAGTAGTGATGTTAGATCCACCGATACGGTCAGCCAAGCTATCTCGAAGTGTTTTAGCGAAGTAATCAATTGCTTTAGTGATCGACAACTCACGCCTCTGCACTGTAGAGACGTCTGTAGCAAGCTGATGACGAATCTTCAATGGACCTGACTCATTGTCTTGTACGATAATCAAAGTACCACCGCCTGCAATGTCATTCAACTGAGACTTGCTGAAGTAGCGATTTGAGTATCTAAGACCTGTAAAGCCAGAGATTGATAGATTTGTAAAGCCTTTACCAACTGCCTGGAAGCCAACGCAAGATGCGACGACACTAGCAAGGTAATGCCCATCCAAGAACTCCGAGTTAGACCCAACGGTAGCAACAGCACGAGGAGGCCATACCATGAAGGTTCTACGGCTTGCATACTCAGAACCATAGGAGGCAACTCTAGAAGCCTGGTCTACAGTAGATGTGATGCTCTTACCTTGGATGTACAAGTACCAAGACTGAGAAGACAGATCATTAGTGTCTGTTCCAGCAACATCCGCTGTATTTACAAGCAACTTAAAGGTATTAGAAGTACTTACTGAGGATACACGGAAACCGTATTGCTCTGAAGCAGCTCCCAACAACAATCTACTTGCATGAGTATCAGTCTTGTATGAGTTCAATACAAGAATAACTTCATCACCTGCGGCTAGAGCAGTCTTCAAAGAATCGAAGTTTGCACCCGCAGTTCCAAAATCTACCTCTGCAGTAAACTCACCATCAGAGTTGAAAGATGATGAAGTCAAACCATTTGAACCACTTACTACCAAACTAGCTTGAGAATAAGAAGGGAATGCACGGCTGATAAAGGCAATTCTTTCCCCTTTGTTGGTTGCAGAAGACATTGTAGTAGCGTGGTTGCTGAATAATGTCACTACATCACGGTCACTGGACAAAGGTGCCAACGCATATACATCCTCAGACTCAAGCATAGTTAAGGCTTCAGAATACGCTGTGGTAGACCCATTCGGACTGGAAGTCAACTCAGCTGAGTTAGCAGCACTCAACCCCAATACTTTAATGCTAGTGTTGCCTACAGTATTTGTAAGTGCAAGTTTAGCGGCAAGTCCAAGTGGGTTTTGTGTAGTATCAGTACGGCCAATCTTACCTTCAATATCAGAAATAGAGTTAAGTGTAGTTAAAGAGGGATCAGAGGCTGCAGCACTCAAGTCTACACGCAAGGCTCTGTATCCAACGTAAACTTTAACAGCTGTACCTTGAGTTAAGTTTCCATCAAGAACAACTTGATTTGCGTCTGCGCCACCTTCAAAGTAGTAAGTACGCTGACCCAATGTTCCAGAAATCTCTGTAACACTGTCTTCATCCAAGTCAGTAGTATTGCTACCAGCAATGCCTGCTACTTGAACCAAGGCTGTTACGGTAGAATCAAACTCAAGAGCATCGTCAGCGGTCAAAGCGGATTCTAATTGAGAGAAAGAAGGCAATGTACCGTTATCTCTTTCCAGCGTAATTGTTACTGTCTTAGCTGTAGCGCTGTACACTGCACTACCAATACTAGAGCTGTGACCTGCTCCAGCAGGGACAGATACCCAGGATACTCCTTGTTTATCTGTGATACCAGTTACAGTGATCATATTATCTGCAACAGCACTTGAACTAAGAGAGTATGACCCTGCGATGTGGATATAGTTCCCACTTACAGTTCCTGTGCTTAGCGTAGCTGCTGCAAAGGTATCAGTACCATCAGATCCGTCACCACTACCAGTATCTTCTTCAATAATGATGAACTCTAAAGTTTTTGCGCCATTTAAACTACCAGAGGTCAGCGTACCGGACCCGTCCAAGGCTCCTGTTACTAGGGTTGCATCTCCGCTGAACTTGATAACAACATTTCCGTTATGGGTAGCAAGAACACCAGTACTAAGTGTTGCGCTAAAAGTACCTGCGGTAAATGTACCTGCAGTAGAGTCTACTACCTTCTCTCCAGCAATCCAGCCTTTACTGGAGCCAGATATGGTACTAGAAAGACCAAGAGCCTTAGTACCAATCAATGCTTCAATCTCAGCAACAACGATTGTACCCGCAGTGTCAAAAGCAAGGAAATCTCCTACAACAATATTGCTAATAGAAGAGCCAGACTTAAACAAGTTTCCAGCTGCATAACCGTTATCCGTTCCACTCTCATTTTGAGATGCACGCAAGATAAGTTTGAAGTCATTGCTTTCAGCAGCAGAGCCAGCCATTGCACCAACAGCTTCAAAATGGAAGTAGTTAGCGCTATCGTCGCCCAGTTGGTGAGTCGTTGCATTTACAGCTGATGTACGAACTACATAATCTGCAGGCTTATCGATAACATTATAACTGAGAGATGTTTTACCTACATTGTAGAGAGGTGAATCCAATACAGAGGAAGTACCATCAATTGAGTAAGCGCTTACATCAAGTTTCAACTTAGTAGCTGCAGTGGTAGTACCAACCACAGATGTGTTTGAACTATCTACAAGATCAATGATTTCCAAGTCATAGGAACGACCCAAGTGCGTCAAGCGGACAACGTCACCTTTTGCAGTGGCTGATCTTGCAGTGATACCGTAAGCCTGGAAGTCAGCAATGCCAGAGTCTGTAAGATAAGGGTTTGCATTGTTTGCATTCAGAGTTCCCGTGGATGTAGCAGAGATCAATACTGTCTCATCAGAAACAGATCTCAAAGCAGCTTGCGGAGTACCATTAAGTTTATCTAAGTAAACTTTAATACTTGCTGTATCTAGTACTGCGCCAGTATAGCTTGAAAGACCTGGCATACTGAATGCTTGAGTACCAACATTTGCTTTATAGTTTCCGGCAAGGGCATCTGAATTAAAGGTGTTTGTAGCGCTAACAGCGTCTACAACGTGATAACATGGCCCAACAATAACTGGGACAAGTGATGGTGTGGCTACAGTGGCCGCAGGAGCTGTATACTCTTGATTAACTGTAATACCAGGTTGCGATATGGCAGGCATAGTTATTTCTCCTAAGATGATGATGTACTGACCCAACGAAGTATCTCGACGCCGTCTGAGTCACTATTGACCTCTCCGTCACTATCTATAGCATCTGGAAACAATAGAGATCCGTTAAGTTTTCTAGCGATTGTGTTAACTGTAACACTAATTTCTGAAAGTGTCTGTGCTGTTGGTGTGATTGACCACGTTTCTTGGTAGTAAACAGGAAATGAAACTGGGACATTAATAAAGTCCTCATCGCTGTCTCCACCTAAAAAAGAGTTGGCTGGCGATTCAGAACCAACGGTAACCCTCTGGCCAATCTGAAAGAATCCATACTTCTGTAACTCTCTACGATAAAACTTAAGCGCTTTAGCAACTGACATTGCTAAAGTTTCCGCCTCCAGACCAATCCTGGAGATACAGTTTATTACGTATTGTCCTGTTAACATATCTGTATGCGTTCTCTTTCCGGTTGATATTTTATGATTTCTTAGATTGTCTAACCCAAGGTTTGCGTAATTAAAAGGGGTCCTTGAAACGATAATTGCGGGTCTTTTTTCGATTGTATCTGTACCGATCGTCCCCGAGTCCGTTATTATTATCTCCGTCACCGTCTCGCTCGTTCCCCCTGAAAATGGGTCCTCGTCCGGTGTGTAAAGGAACTCCCCCGTCTCCTGTTGGCTGAAATAGTGGCGAAGAAACTTGAGGATTATGTCCTTGGTGTCGCTGAGAATGTTGTTGCTTAGAGGATAATACGTTCTTATTACGGTTTCTCTTGCTGCTATTGCGTCGCTTCTTGTTCCCATCTAAATAATCCTTTATCGCTTTGTTAGTCATTATAGCAGAACTACCAGCCAGTAGCCCACTTATTACTGCACGAGCTCTGCTTGAGGGTGCCTTCTTTAAAGCTGATAAACCCCTTTCAGATACGTACGCAGTTCCAGCTCCAGTACCCACGGCGAGAGCTGCCCTAACAGCATCTAAAGCTTGCTGCTTTCTTTCATTGATCTCTGCTATCTTTTCAAGCTCTCTATAAAAACTATTTTTCATACTCATATCCCAATCTTATCAAAGCCTATTCTTCAATGCCAAGTTTTTGTACCTTCTGAGCATAACTTTCTATATCTGTAGCATTGATGTGCTGACGTTTCGGTGAGGCAGTGAAGGTATTCTTACCCCAAGCAGTGACATCCAACTTATACTCTACTTGATCTTTTGATAACTCCCTAACCTGTACTGTCTGATGTGTCACAGACCAAAGCTTCTCCGCTTTCCGTACACCTAGAACCCTATAGCGTTTATCGTCTGCAATAACTAGATCCCGAGGAAAAACTCTAGGGAAAGAAGAAAAAGTTAGTACTAAGTCCCCTGGCTGAAGCTCAAAGATGGGAGTTAGTGCTGAAGTATTAGATTCTGGAGACTTGGCGCAGTACGTTTCTTGCGCACTGTAGTACCCACCTGTCACACCAGTATCGTAGCAACTTAAGCAGTTTGATTGGGTGCGTCTTCGTTTTACAGCATCCCAACACTTAGTACAGCGAGTACCTGTATCTTTTCTTTTTAAGAACAAAACTTTACGGCCAATGTACTCTCTTAACAGTAGATCATTACGTCTGATGGCTTCTATCGCTTGTATGTCTGGAGGAGATTCTAAGTATGCTCCTCTAGGGTTCTCGCCTTTTAAAACCTCAACTGGATCCGTGCTACCGTAGAACAGGCTTTCACTTGTAGTCGTATTAAGAGCGCGGATTCGGTAATAGTATTCTCGGTTCTTAGAGAACAGGTTAACCGAAGTATCAACAAACTGATACGCACTAGAAGCTAAAAACTCTTTTGTAATCGGCTGATATGGACCGGATTGCCCCATAGACCTATGTATTGATAGCGTGTAGTTGTCTAAGTTCTCAGTCGTATTAACGATTGTCCATGTGATCGTTAGAGATTCCCTTGATAGGGTACTGACGTTGATATTCGCAACTTGGATCATTTGTAGCCTACAACTTGTTTGTCTGCCTTAAATATACCAAACTTTCCTTCCTTTTCACCCCTTTTCATCACTTCTCTTACTTTTTCATCATTTGTCCAGTTCTTTGCCTCAGCTACTGCTTTACCAAAGTCTGGTAAAATGCTGATATGGACAGCGAAAAAGAAGTTACCACCAGGAACGGCCAGTACAACAAAGCCGGACTCTTCATCTTTTTTTACAACTACGGGAATAGGGACTTTACCAGATTCTCTTGCCTTCTGTGCTTGGGGACTGTCTTTCGTATCAACCCAAGTCTTACCGGGCGTATCTTCTCCATACCTTCCCTCTCCAGTTTGTCCTGGCTTTAATCTTCTCCAATGTCCTTGTGACATAACTCCTCCAACAAAAAAGGGGCGGACAAACCACCCCTCCTATAGACTGCAAATAACCTTACTCTTTATGAATGACGGCGTTGAAGTTCAGCAATGATTGCAGAGCGCAGCTCGTCAGTATCAACTTCTTCTTCAAATTCATCTTCGTCAGCAAAGAAAGCCTCGATAGCAGAAGGATCACCAGCCATAGCTGCTTTTTCCATATCTGCAAACTCTTGTTGAGCAATAGCACGACCTGCTTGATCGTAAGCTACAAGAGTTTCAAGGATTTCATTTGTAGCAGAGGCTACTTTTTGAAGATCACCATCAGAATCTTGTTGAGCGATTAACTCAGCCAGTTCGGTCAAGGTGCTAGGCATATCTGCACTTGCAACTTTTTCCATGCCGCCTGTTCCATAGATGTTAGCAAAAATCTCATTCATGTCTAGACTCCTTATCTTCTTGACTTCTTCTTCTTACGACGATTGTAAACGTAAGCAGCAGTTGCCGTCGTAGGCACACCATAGAACGCTCCGGTCTTACCAGCACCAGCTGCCATACCTTTTAGATCGCGCTTACGTGCATCTTCTGTTTGTGACCTAGCTGCTCCGCGCAACTCCTTAGGATTTCTACGGCCTCTATAGTTTTTGAAACTTTGTATTGCCTGCTTTCCGCTAGCAACATCCATTATTCCTCTTCCACCCTTACGAAGCATTTCCATTATAGCTTCTCGGCTCATGGCTTCTTTGTCCATCTCTTCCTCGAGATCAGCTGCGAAATGCAAGAACTCATCTACAGACAACTCATTAATGTCAAAAGCGCCTGCTTCCTTGTCCATGCCTTCTTCTAACTCTGCTGCAAAAGCGATAAACTCTTCAGGAGTCAGCTCGTTAAGGTCAAAAGCACCAGCTTCTTTGTCCATTTCCATATCGCCTGCAATCTCATAACCCAATGCTACAATCTCTTCTGGCGAGAGGTCATTAAGGTCAAAGTCAGCGCCTGCTTCCTTTTCCATATCATCTGCCAAGTAGTAACCCAACTCTACAATCTCTTCTGGTGAAAGATCGTTGAGGTCAAGATCAGCACCGGCCTCTTTTTCCATGTCACCTGCAATCTCATAGCCCAACGCTACAATCTCTTCAGGAGTCAACTCATTAAGGTCAAAGTCAGCACCAGCTTCTTTTTCCATTCCGTCTTGAAGTTCGTAAGCTAATGCTACAATCTCTTCTGCTGACAAATTATTCAAATCCATTTTATACTCCATTGTATTATTTAAAAGTTTAGCCTCTTACAGCTCTATTAATTCCATACGCGGTTCCTACAACACCTGCACCAGTTCCTACGGTTTTAGCGCCACCTCTAATCATCTCTCCGTATGCATCATCCATCATACTCTCAAGTTGATCTTGTCTAGATGCATCTTGACCTCGTTTCTTTCTAAAAGCTTTAGAGGCAGTTCCTTTATCAGTAAGAGACTGACCATCTTTGAGTCTCTTAGCAGCGTCTTCACTTAAAGTGACGACATTCTTTGCATGCCGGCGCCCTCTACTATACTGTGCAACACCGGGGATATATTTTTTAGCCATACTTTTTACGTTAAAAGCTTCTTTTTCCATCTCTTCTTCAAGATCTGCAGCAAAGTGTAAAAACTCATCTACCGAAAGTTCATTCAGGTCAAAGGCACCCGCTTCTTTATCCATGCCCATCTCTTCTTCAAGATGTGCAGCGAACTCAATAAACTCTCCAACAGAGAGGTCATTCAAATCAAAAGCGCCAGCTTCTTTTTCAAAAGAGTCATCTTCAAGGCCTTCTAAGATTCCAAGAAGTTCCTCGTCGCTCAACTCAGACAATGAAGAAGCAATCTTCTCCTGAGGCCCTAGGTAGTCGCTTAAGTCAACATCACCGTTCTCTACAAGCTGTAGGAAGTCGGCTGCTGAAATGTCATTTAATGTAGTCATATAAACTCCGTTATTTATTTATAGTAGTAACACACATTTTATGCAACTGCATACCAACCGTGTATCCAGCCGTATTCAGAGCCAAGAGAAGCCCCGTACCCTTCACTAATGTTGATTGCAATCTTTAATCTCATAATCATGGGATCAACTTGCGATCTTATTAGTGATATCCACCTAACATATCTATCATCTTGCGCTTCACTTTGCACAGAAAATCCTGAGTCAGAATACGTAAAACGATTACGACTCTTGAGAATCCCTACAGAAGTTAGCAGGTGACAGATGGTCAGCTGAAGTAAGATACTACGAGAAGGAAAGTTAGAAATAGTGTTTGATGAAAGAGGGGGTTTTACATTATACTCGTCCAGAGCTAGTCCAATGCAGTACTGAATCATACGATCAGAGCTCTCTTCACCAGAGATCAAGCGATTAAGCTCTTCAAAGTCTCTGATGTAGCCTCTGACTTCAGATGTGAACTGGTCCATGCTTAGTGGAGTTGTCATAGTTTAACCAACATTGCTTTTTTCCCTCTAACAACAATACGAATCTCGCCGGCTTTTTCCATGGCGCGAAGCTCGTCCGTTACTCTTGATAAGGGAATGTGAACTGGAATTCCTTTAGAAAGGGTCAGGTTATCTACACTGATTGCCTGTGGCCTTACATAAGTCAGTGGATGATTAATCTTCATTGTGCTCCTCCAAGATTGCTAACATATCAGACTTCTTTTTTCTTGAAGGGTCATACAGACCTTTTTCTTTAAGAATGTTTCTTAATTCAGATGTTTTCAAGGAAGAGTAATCAATAACTTCTGCCTCAGTCTCTTCGGCATCCTGAACCTCTAAGACTTCAACGACTTCTTCGGTCTGCTCTTCCTCGATAACAATCTCTTCGATAGGTTGAGGAACATCCAGTACTTCTGATTCTACTTCAGCCACAATAGGGGGATCCACTTTAACCAAGATCATTACTCCTGAGTTTAAGCGAGCTTGAACCTGGGGAGTGTTGTACTGATCATCATAAAGCCAAATAGAGCCGCCAGGACGTCCACCGCGCACTCTACCAAGAGAGTGACCATGGAACTGTTGCATTTCGTTTGAAACATTTTGTACTAGATATTTCCTCATAATACTACCTTAGTTAGGATTAGTAGGTGCTAACACTTGGGAAGACGATACCACCGTCCTCAGCAGAAGCCAAGTTGAATACACCATTACCATCGGCATCACCTGTACCAACAGCTGACTCAGAAGGCATTGCGTCTGGAGTAGTAGCCTTGTTGTACAAGATCAAGCGATTGATAGAGCTGACGTTACCAATACCCATACCAATGTCTTCATAGCATTGGAAAGTAATCAAGTTAGCGACCTTGTCAATGTAGAACTTAGTGTTGTTCAGTACAAGGAACTTACCCAAGAACTCCGGAGAAGTAAATCCATAGATGTTACCAGTAGGCAAGATGTCAGTTTTGATAGTACGAACGATCTTACGACCCATAATAGTGTCAAAGTTGAAGCCGTCGATAACAACTTTACCTTGTACAGTATCACCGAAGTCTTCAATAGTCCAAGCCAAACACTCGTCCCAGTTAACTTCGTTCATCAATACTTTGTCCAAACGACGACGCTTACCGTCCATGTTCTTGAACATTTTGATCAAGTCACCGCGCTGGAGAGTACCTTCAAATCCAGTACCAGTACCATTAGCAGCGATATCGTCAGTAGCTTGCTCACCCATAACCTGTTGGTTAGCAATGTCATTTCCAACACAGCTGTGGCAGTAAGTCAAAAAGCGATGGTCTTCTACTTCTTGAATGTCTTTAACAGCATTGTCTTCAATGATCTTGGTGATTGGCATACGATATGCCATCAACTCTTGCTCAGTCTTTTCAAACTTTTCAGAGCTGATAGTGAAGAATGGAATCTCGTAGCGAGCACCTTGAATGTAACGAACACGAGGTTGGCCACGGAAAGTCAAAGATACTGCTTGTGAGTTTGGCTCAATCTCATCTACGTATACCAGAGTGTCGTGGTTAACAGAGACTTGCAAGTCTGCTTTAGAAACCATTTGTGGTGGCAAGATTTTACGAGCAAAAGAATTCTCACGCAGCTTGTCTCTAATGTAAGCATTGGCAGCTGCAGCGAGCTTTTCTTTGCCTTCAGGAGAGTCCAAGTGTGCGGAGAAAATACTATTTAATGATGTACCGTTCATTGTTTTATCTCCTCAGATTATTGAAGTGGGTAAGGTGAGGCAAATCGAACAAAGTTGATTGTACCTGCAGTTGAATCAAGTTTAGTGCATTGGCCTACGATCATTTCACCAGCGGTATCAGCAACAACAAGCTTGCCTTGTTCATCGACAGTTAGCAAAGCACCAATAGCCATGGCTTTACTACCACCGGCTGATGTTGCTACGTACATGTCAGTAGTGGCTTCATAAGATCCTAAGAACAATGTAGTGGCTTTTCCAAGAGCTTGTACTCCATAATCGCCTTTGTCATTCCAAAGCTGCACTACTACTTCTGAAGTAGATCCGTCACCTGTAGATGTAGAAACTCCGCCTACACCAGCGGTACCAGCATTTGCAGCTTGATTACCAATGTGAGTAATTTTACCACTGGTGGTAAGCTGTACCCAACGACCGGCTTCAATGATCATCTTAGTAGCGTCAGAAGAAGTAGGGTTAGTAGTTAAATAGGTTGTATCAATCTCGTAGTCCTTTCGGTAGACATCCGAGAGTGGAGAAATAAGTTTTAGCATGGGGAATCCTCCGCTAAGGTTTAATAATCAGATGAAAGTAAAAATGTAGTTAACGGATCTGAGTCACCAGAGCCACTGTATTCTGCTGCGGTCTTGGCTAGACCGGTTCCCAAAGGAATGCCTGCTGTAGTCTGTGATACAAAATCTTCAACCATAGCGAGGTCTTTATCCCCTTCGGCTAATGATTTTGCATAATCTCTTGCATCCATGGGATCCATAATCCCACGCTCAACAGCTGCAGAAGCAATCTTTTCAGCGTAGTTATGGCGGTTAAGAACCGCAATCTCATGGCGAAGACGAGAAATCTCTTCATTTTGCGAACGAAGGGCATGGGCAGCTTTGATTAAAGTTGCGTTTACCTCTTCACTACTAATTTTAATCATAAGTTCTCCTATCTATTTTTGTGCTAACTTAGCAGCAATAGCTTGACGTAATAACTCTTTAGTATCAGACGCAACTTTTTGCTTACCAGGAGCAACAATCTTTGCTGTATGAATACTATCTTTATTAGCGTTCGACAACAAACTTTTAAGTGTTGGGTCGATCATCTTGTTTCTTTCTTCTGGTGAATAAGCCATAGCGGCTTCATTTGAAGCAAGCGCTGGATGGTGTGATTTATTTTCAGAAGAGCCGAAGCCAGACTTCTCAGCTGGATTATCACCATGATTTCCGCTAGCGGTGATGTCAGCCTGCATAGCTTCTTTGGTAAAGGTTTCTACGCCTTGACGAGCTACCCATTCCAAAGCTGAAGCAATTTTTTCAATATCGTTTTCTGCATAGTCAGATACTTCTTGAGCAGAAGCAATCTTTTCTACCTCTGCATCAACTTCAGTATCGACACCAGAGATTGCAGACATAATCAAATCATTCAAACTAGACATTAGTCCTCCAAGCAGCCAGAGCAGATTGATGATCCTTCTAAGTCAAAAGGATTGGTTTTACAAACACGGCAAAGACCTTGTTGCATCGCTTCTTTAATCAAAGTCAGCTCATGTACACAGGCGTGGGCCATTTGCTCACCAGCTGTCTTGTCCATAGCTTCGTCTTCAAAGTATTCTTGTGCTTGAGTTTCCTCATGCTGATCTACCTCGGTCAGCTCTGAGGCAAGCTTCTGCAGGGTGTCCAGGTCATAGTCCATAAAAGGATTTTCAGTATTACCTGAGTTAGACAAAGCATTCATCAGTGTAGCTTCGGCAGTTTTTTCTAAAGTAGTCCCCGCATTTTCTGACTTGTAAAGGGACTCAAGCAGTTGATTCATATCCATTTGGATTCTCCTTCTAGAGAGACCCGAGTAATATACGGGCACTTGAAAAGTTATTAAAGTTAAGATCCCATTCCGGAACTACATCTGTATTATAATATACATTATGTAGATATGGGACTGTTAAAGAAAGATTATTTTGTGAAGAAACTTTTGTCAAAGAGTCAGTTAGCATATCGTTAAAGAAGTTTTTATAGTAAAAGTCCATATCATCTTCTACAACACTATCCAAATCAGCGCCAATTGTTCTTAAACTTTTTCTGTATCCTGCATACGCTGACGCCACTTTATTAAGTATGTCTCCGCTGCCTTCTGTCATCCGTTGTACTGGTTTAATAACAGTAATACGCACAATCCGATTAGGCAAGTGCGGAGCAAAAGCAGACCTCCCTGGAATTAAGGAGGACAAAAGTCTTGCTATACCACCGTCGTACATTGACCGTTCTATCCGTGGAGCCGGACCTATATGAGTTCTTCCCATTGGGAAAATAGTATTGGATGCCCTAAAAGAACTAGCCAAGTCTGGCCGTCCCATTCTTCTTAGCATTCCATACTGGAACTCATGAGGTTTTGCTACCATACCAAGCATAGCCATTGTTGATAGCAACTTCTCAAAAGGCATTTTATCCATAAAAGCTCTTGGAATGTTTGGCTCACAAGACTGCGCTTTTATTAAAGATTCGCTTACAGCATTCGGTAGAATTTTTTTCTTAACTTCTGCAAGTTTTTTATAGGAAGCAACTTTTTCTCTTAAGCTGTGTTGCGCAGAAGCAACTTTCATTAGAACACCAGCCTCTTTTGCAGCTGGTACAAATACATCAGACAAGTCGAAAAATCTAGGGAAAAAGTTAATGGCACCAACTACAGTTCCATCATCACGCACTCTTCCCATTTCGTTTGCAAGATGGCTGCAGTAATCCCTTGTAGTCTTAGAAACGTTACCGCATACGGAGCATACATCAAAAGGAACCTTACATCCCATAGAGATTTGACGAGGCTTACCGTTATCAATATCAACAATAATCTGCTCGGCACCAACCTCTCTGGCTTTTTGCCTATCGTGACGAACAATCAATTCTACACGGTGCATAGGCCTGTTGTAGGTAACAAAAACAATGTCACCAAAAGCGATTTCCGGATTTTTGTTGACGTGATGCTTATACCGAAGTGCATTCATGAAGGTTCGAAAGCCAAACTCCTTGATAGGAACTGGTGGCAAACTTTTGCCGTGAGGCTTAAGATAACGTCGTTCTAACTCGTCAATTACCTTCTGGGGATTATCAGTAAGATAGTCATGACCTAAAGAGATCTCGGGGAAGATGTCCCCGTTTACATTCATACCCCAAAACTCATGAGCTCCCATAGGGGTCATAAGAACGTATTGATACTTAGGGTCAGGTTTAATGCTACGAATAAATGCTTGCAGCTTAGGGTCTAAGTTACCAGCTACTTTTGTCATTCCCGACTTACTGGGGTTTACATCAATAGCTTCAGCGAAACATCTACCTAAAGTATCATGAGTATGAAAGTGTATAACTTTTTCTAACATTGGAATCTCTTAAGTAATGTCGCCAGGCTTCATTTGGTGTTTAGGACCAAAGAATGGCATCTCAGTTTCTTGGTAAAGTTTTTCTAATCTTAACACGTCTGCAAAAGTTTGCGGAGTGATTTGTGGGATTTCCATCATATTAGCCAAAACTTTTGAAGCCATTACTGGTTCTCTTGCCACTGTAGGAGCTGTTCTATGCAAAACTTTATAAAGTTTTTTTGCTTTGTCGTTCTTCAAAGAGGGATCTTCCTTAACTACGGCATTGTAATCACGGTTAACACTTCCTCTATTTAAGTACTTAAGACCTTTACCAATACCGTAAGTGGCCAAAGGAGCTCCAGCTCCGATGCCAATACCGGCAAGACCATACATCAAAGCGTCTCTAGCAACACCTTTAGCGCTCGCTTGTTTTATAATTTGTTTATGCTTATACATATTAGCTCCACCAGTTTTTGCCATAGGCACATAAGATTGGTACGGGCCTAGGTTTGTTTTTTGTACTAAGTTTCTTGCGGATTTAAAATCGATCTTTTTTTCTGCGACCATAGACTTTGGGTTCAAAAACATATTTGCAATGCTATCTTTACCACCCAATGCTGGTGCTAGGTTAACCCCGGGAAGCCCACCAACCACTGCCACACCTGATCCACCTAAGAACACCTTTCCCATAGTTCCTTCAGTTTTTCCTAGTGCTTGCATGTAGTTAGATCCACCTCGCTTTAATGCAGGAAGAACCTTGCCGGCTGTAGCCTTTGGTAGATTTCTTAGGCTTTTAAATAAGTTGTATCCCTTGTTTGCGACGGCCATACCTGCCCGTGCAAATGCTTCTTTTTCTAAGCCATATACCTGGGATACAGATTTCATCGACGAGTAGTCCTAATCATTCGAGATAGTTCTTTATGCTTTGCTTCAGCACCTTCAAGCATAACATAAGCTTCTTTGTAAGACATTGCTAACTTTTCAAGCCTAGTGGCCGCAAAGAGCAATGGGTGCTCTGAGTTGATAACAACAGGCTCTCTTAGCAGAGCAGCCTCCTTAGCCGTATTGATCCGTACACCTTCGCCTTGCAATCGCTCAGAAGCTGTCTTCATAATTGATGAGGCAAAGTTTTCTGACTCGGTTACTTCTGAAATAGCTCTAGCGATCTGAAGAATCCCGATGTCATCTCTCATGTGTGCTTGCTTTACATGCCCATAGAACTCTTCAGAGGTATCTTCCATGGATCTCATAATAGTATTTAGACTATACTCAGCCATGTTCTTTACCGAAGCAACTTTTTGCTGTTCAGCAACCATCTCAGAGGACTCATCCAATCTAGGAATATCAGCGTTGTCTTCTACTTTAAAGATTTGCTCCAGGTCGAAGTCACTTTGTTTCTTCTCTCCAGGATCAGTCGCATAATCTAATGTCTGATCTGGAACGGACACTGGACGCTCTCCCAACTCTTCAATCAAAGCAGATGCGTCAGCTGGTGCAAAGTGATCACGGTTACCACCTTCATGAAACTGAGCTTTCCATACCGCTTGGTTGGTCATCTCAGAAACTCTTTGAATTTGGTTTTTGTTTAAGTTCTCATTTTCGATTACACTTCTAATAGCATCGTTTAATGATTCAGACTCTTTTCCTACAAAGCTAGACGCTGCCCTCTTTGCTAGGACTTGAAGTTTTTCAGACGAAGCAGTCTTAACAAGGCTACCAGCTAACTTTTCTAATTCATAGTTCATAGACATACCACAGGAAAAAGATTATGATGAGTTTCTATTCTCGCAGAGAGGCAGCTGTAATATTACAGTGCTCTCCTACTACTATATCTAAATATATCCGTAACGGCACCTTAAAAAATTATGGGACGCCCAAAAAGATAAAAGTTTCTACAGAAGAAGTACACTCTTTTTATGAAACTGTCAAATACCAAAGTGATAAAGTAACCCGTACCGAGGTCCTAAGACTGCAAACTAGAGTAAATACTTTAGAGGCAGAGATGGAAACTTTAAAGATGATGATTGGGGTTGGAAATCTTAAGCCCCCAAGAACGGATGAACAGCTGCAGTCTCTGCACGAAGAGATAATGATAATGCTTACGCAGGTTAGTTGGGATGTACGTACTATTATGTCTATCTCAGATACTATGATTAGTCTTAAAGATAGAGAGGTATTGCGCCTTGTTCAAATGAAAGGTACTAGGTCTTGGACTGGCCTCTTTGATCTATCTGAAAGAATGCTCCACTATATCGGAAGTATGGCCTTGCCTAAAACTACTTCTGATATTCTGATTAGCCGTTTAGAGTCTGGAAGGAATAGACTATATGGATTGCTTTATGTATCCCTTTCAGAGCACATTGCGATGGATAAGTTCTGGGCTAAAAAAATTGTCAGCTCTAGAGTAGTAGAGCAAACTACTGATGAGTTCTTACTAAACTTTCTAGCAAAACGTGCTCAACAGTAAAAAACTGCAAATTTAGAATCTTTTGTGTCATAAGAGTTTTGTCACACAATCTACGTCTATACACTCCCGTGTGACTTTGGGAGATGACATTAACTTTTGTACAAAAAACCTCTTAGGAGAAAAAGTCATGGCTAAAGGCAATGCAAAATCGGGCAACAAACCAGCCCAAACTACCCCCGCAACCCCATCATCAACCCCATCATCTTCACAAGCTCTGCAAGAGGCACATGAAAAGATTGTTAATCTTGAAGAAAATGTGAATACTCTCACTCAAGAGAAGGATACTCTCACTCAAGAGAAGGATACTCTCACTCAAGAGAAGGATACTCTCACTCAAGAGAAGGATACTCTCACTCAACAAAAGAGCAGCTTGTCTGGACAAGTGATTATGCTTACAAATGAGAAGAGCTCTCTGGTGACGCAAATCGAGGAAAAAGAACAGGCTATTGAGGACTTACGTTCTGCAATGGATAAAGCCGCTTCGGATGCTGCCAAAGAACTAGACTCAGCGATGAAAGCCAAGGATGAGGAATTAGCCTCTCTGCTATCATGGAAATCATCACACAGTCTCAAAATCATGGGAGCTACTGTAGGATCAATCATCATCGTCGCAGGTGTAGCATACGTAGTCAAGCGCTTCTTGCTGAGTGGCTCCGCTGAAGATGTCGAAGATGCTTTGGTAGCAGAGACACCAGACGGTGCAGTCGAGCTAGAGTTGGTAAGTAACTACTAATGTAACTCAAGCTCAAAGTTGGATTGATTGGTAGGTCGGCTCCTTCGGGAGTCGGCCTTTTGCTTTATAGTATTTTTTTCGTTTAGTTTCCTAGTTGGTAAAACTCTGGACGTTTAACATCCCACTGTGATGCTAAGAAAGCATATACCACTGTATGCATAAAGTCATCCGGTGTACCCCTTGGATGATTAAATACAATGCGTCGTCTAGTTTCAGAATACTCTGAGTACACTGAGAGAATATCTGCAGCAAAGGGTTCCATAATACCCCAGTTAGGAAACGCAATACCCTTACTTACTGGCCCGGTCTTAATCAGAGTAAAGACATCTTGCATCACACGGGATCTATCTGTAGTGAACTTCTTTGCCTGGGCATCCCATTTAACTTTGTCTTTTTGGTTACCTGTATGCTGGTATAGGAGAACTCTAGCCTCTCCAAATGCTTTGCGCAGCTGTGCATTCGTATAGAAACCAAAGCCCCAGTCCGATCCAATCTTATTTACACCGTAGTGCTTACAGAGTTCAATAATGTTTCTCCAGCTATACTCTGGATCCGATTCTCTCCCTGTATATTTTTTCGCATACATTAAAGAAAAGCGGCCATTTGCATCGTACGCCCAGATAGACAAAACAGTATAAGAACCGTCCCCAGTTCCCCAGTCAACACCAGCCCATTTCTTCTTCGCCTGGTGTTCTCTAGATACGTTGTCAGGCTCTACCCAGAGTGTTCCTACACAGCACTTACGTACATCCTCTAGTGTTACTGGCTTTGTCCCAGAGTCGTACGATTCAGCCATTACCTCATTTAAGAATCTTTGTCTAGGATAACGCTTCTGCTTTGCAAGTAAGTTGGTCCAGTGTCTTTCAAAGTGTTCTGCGTCGTGTCTATACGCATAGGGAACTACAGGCTGAGGCAGCCTAAATCCATTCCACTCCCTATCCTTATTCGATGTACACACCCATTGCGCTTTGCCAGATACAGGGTTTAACTCCTTACTGCACTTTGTACACTGCAATCCCTCTTTGCCAATATGCTTCTCAGTAATGCTTTGCCACTTATTACAGCCTTCACATTTAATCATCCACTCATTCATCGTAGAAAAGCGTTCCCAATAATACTGCAAGGGGTTATCCAGTGTCTTTGGCGTTCCTGCATAGATGCTCATTGGCCCGTCATCCAGTTCAGAGTGGAAAAGAACCTCCTCTACAACAGGAAAAGCATCGGTGTAGATGTCCTGGATCTCATCCATAGCTAGCACATCAGAGGAAATACCACGCACACGGTCTGCTGATCTATACACAGATCTAAGCACAATCTTACTTTGGTTCATCCACCTTTTCGTTTGAACGTTTTGCGTTTCTCTAGCTCCGCGAATGTTATGCCCCGTAAGAGTTGTGAGAACAGGACTATTAGAAATAACAGAACGTAAACGCTCATCAGAAAATTCTCGCATCTGAGCATCAGAAGCCGAAACATACAACAACCTCAAGTATGGGATAAGATTAGAAAGAGAGATAAGAGTGTTACCTATAGTTGTACTCTTTTCGCACTGTCTGCCAAAGATTAAAAGCATCTTTCGACGCATAATCCCATCGCTTGTTCGAGTTACTGGACTGTTGTATATTTGTTCTAGCCAAGGTCTCCTGTCAAGTGATATAGGTTTCCCACGGTGCATCACAGAAAACTTAGTAAATTGAAATGGAGTAAAGTTTATGGAATCAGTAGAACCTGGCATCAACGCTGACACAAATGACCTCTCAGTGGCTGTAGAAACTATATCTAAACTATCGTCTGGTAGAATCTTGCCGTACTTTGAGCAAGAGATTCATGGCGATATCAATAAGATTACCATACCAGTAAAGGATTATAACCCTTCTGATAGAAAAGATACAGCAATGCGACGATATATGCAAGACTGGCTTAAACTAAGGTTTAAAAGTATATCTGTCGACACTCGCTTTGAGCAGCTGCCCGCAGGCACATCGTACTACACTGAAGATCAAGAGTTTCCCGTATTAGGCTCTATTGTAATTACTTGGTGGCCTAAGAAAGAGGAAGGCGATTACGAAGAGTGGAAGCGTAAAAGAGAAGAGGCCCGCAAAAAATAAACCTTTTAAAGAATAAGTATCCTGTCACACATTATGCATGTCCCAGGTGTGATCTTTGGGGATAATCCATTTTAGAGGTAAAAATTATGGATACTTTGTTTGTGTTAGATAAGATTATGGCAAGTAAGTTGCCATTGTCTTATGTATTAGGAGAGTGTAAAGAGTTGTTTGATGAACTCCTTAAGCGTGACTGGGAAGAAGCCAAGAAAGAGTGGGAAGATGTATGCGGAACGTTCTTAGTATGGTTGACTGGAGTTCTTGGTATAGGCTTCAAGCTTAAAAAAGGATTTGGGTTGGGTGCAGCTCAAAGATGGAAATCCAGATTGGATGTCTGGGAAAGAATATTTGAGCTGCATGGCGTAACTTTTGATAAAAGTTACCTGAATAAAGGGGGTAACTACAGAAAAAGAGCAAAGGTGCAGTTTGCTCTGAATAATGTAAATGTAAAAATCGACGAAACTGTATTGGGTTTCATTGATTTTGAGGAATAAAAAGATGGGCTCTACGGAGCCCACTTCTGATTTCATATTTTTTTAGCTAGTCTATAGGTTCCCAAGAATCGCAAACCCAGTCTGCTTTACACTTAAAGTTAAATGCTCTGCACAATCCAGATTCATCTCTGTATTCACAGTTGCCGCAGTTTTTATCACCATCTGCTGGTCGGTATCCAGGAGCATCCTTCTCACCTGCAATCTTATGCATTGCAATACGCATAGGCATACCAGCGCTCATGTGATCTTCTAATCTGTAAGTAGATCCAAGAGCAGACTGGATAGCATCTTTGGCCTTGTATACTTTGTACTCTGCCCAAGACGGAAGTTGCTTACCGCTGTTTACTTTTTGTTTTAGCTCTAAAGCTTGTAAAGCAATCATTTCAAGAACTTTACAAAGCATGTAACTATCATCATATTCACTGTTCATTTTATTTTCCTTGTTTTGCTTCTTGAAGTCTTTGTTTTAATGCTTGAGTTCTCTTTTTATCTTGAACTTTTTTATACTTAGCGGATCCAAGCCCTCTTAAGCCATAACTACCAAGGATACCTGTTACCCCTCCAAGAGCAGTGTAGCCGGCAGCCTTTCTTCCAAAGTCTGTCTTAGATAACATAGACATAGGAATAGAAGCCAACATAGCTACGTTCCCAGCACTCCCTGCAACATTACCAGCTGTGTACAGCTTGCGAGCAGTATCAAGCTTTTGCTGCTCTTTCTTGGTAAGGGGTTGCCCATACATCATTGAAGATGCTTTCTTTTCTAAGTACTCGAGCACTGTTAAATCAGAAGCCTTTTTAATCATCTTCTTATCTTTTTTCTTTTTATACATAGCCACTCCACTAGCCGTAATCCCACCACCATATACAGCAGGACCAATTAGTTTTAACTTTTGATCGGAAAGGTCTTGACTAAAGGCTTCAGCGAGATCTTTTGGAGGTTTCCCTTTATATGCATCCATAAGCTCGTCCATACCAATCCTTCTATTTTTATATATCTTTTCCGTGGAAACATCAAGATCAGGTTTATCTGGTTCAATATGATAGGTATCTTTTATTTTTGCTTCCCGAACGTAGAACTTACCGTCTTTCTTAGATTTAAGGTATTCCTTAATAGACTTAATAGGTTTCTCAAAACTTCTTCGTATATTACTAGGAATATCTCTAGTATAAGTGCTTGTTCTTCTAACACCCATATTAATCCTCTATGTATTTGGTAAGGTCAAAACCTGCGCAATCCATTTTACGTTCAGTGAGGTTATAGTGGTGTACGATCCCTCGATACGCACCTTTTGAAGCATTATAGTGTACGCCTGCCAACTCAGAGCCATCATCTTTAGTTGGAGTTTGTAAAGGAATCTTATACACAGCTGCAATCGCTTCCCATAAAGCCTTAGCAGCTTGCATCTGAACTGGGTAGAACCCAAGATGCGTTTCTACGGACTTACCGTTAAGCTTTACGCCCTCTTTTACAGGTCTAGGACCAAAACGCTTTGTATACCATCCTTGATACTTAGGATAAAAAGCATTTGTAATCTCAACGCCTACTGTGCAGTTATTTAAAGTACGACCTCCAGCATGCCACCCAATGTCATTAGCGTCCATAGTTTGGTAGATGGTTCCGTCGTTATCAATTAGAAAATGAACGGAGATACCTCGGTTCATCAAAACTTTATGGCAAGACTTAGAGGTTAAGCAAACATCCCAGTGGTTTACAAACATCTTTACATCGCGCATACCATTGTGCTTTCGATATGTACCTTCCGGGGCAATCATCGCTCCAGGTTCATTAGGAGTAACTACTCTATCCCATGCAATCGGACATCGTTTACCATTTACGATAATGTAGTCTTTTCCTTCAGGAGATGGTGGAACATCTTCATCAGCTTCCAACTCTCTAACTGTTTGAAGTCGCCTAACAGTACCTGGCCCACATAAACCATCGTCATCCAGTCCATACTCTTTTTGGAATGCCTGAATAGCTTTAGTCAGCTCCGGACCAAAGTCTGTGCAACCAAACCAAGAGGGTTCCCATCCGTATTTTTTTGCAGAGTTTTCATTGTAGCTCATAGTTATCTCCTACCCTTTTGGATATAATCATTGATTTGTTTAAGACCCATACTATTGCGGTGATCTCCGGTAGCCTTTTCATATCGTATGTAGGCATCAGACATCTCTTTATCAGTAGGGTTTAACTGCTGTAATCTCGTGAGCTGCTTTAGATTACCGCCCTTCTTATCAGCAGCGCCCATTCCAGTTGCGTAAGATGTTACAAGAGCACCAAGACCTAGCCCAGCTCCGATTACAGGTCTATTGTAATTGAACTTCTTCATAAAGTCAGCAATTGCTTTTTTCCTATCACCAGCTTTTCTCATTTTATCTATAAGCGGCTGCACTTTTTTACCAAACTCTTTAAGGTTTTGTCCCTCAGGGTTTACCACGACTCCACTTTTTGGTTTCGTGTCATAGACACTTGGACCTTTAGGAGCTGCATCACTCTTCCTAGACTTCTTTGTAGACTCTTCAAAGTTAATCGTTCCATCTTTGTTTTTAACAACCCTAGAAACATAACGATCTCTTCCAAAGGCACCTCTTGGTGGTTCCGAAGATTTTGGGTTAAGCTTTCTGTATTGCTTATCTAGCTTTTCGATTCTGCTTTTCAACCCCTTTGATACTTTTCCGCCTACATAGGGAATACCGTGCTTCATCCCTTCATACGCTGCCAGTGTTCCTAAACCAATCTTAGCCCCTCTACGGAATGCTTCTTGCTCATCTTTAGTACTTGCTCCATGTCCATAAATGCCTCTATGTCCAGTATCTAGTCCGGCTTGACCATAAGATCCAGCTATGAAGGGCAGTGAGATCTTACCCATTGTAGATAGCTTCATTGCTTGCTTTTCTAGCAAGTATTCATGTACGTTTCGATTTTTCATTTTTTGCTCCCTGTAATCCTCGATAGAATCCGAGTCCAAGTGTACCAAGTAGAGTCGCTACCGGAACAGCTCTTTGTATTTGTTTATTTTTCTTAAAAAACTTAGCCTTAGCTTTTTTATATTTTTGTATACTTTGGTTTTGTTTTTCCTTTCTAGCATAAAGATTACGAGTAGCCCGCTCCTTAGTAGACTCCGGCCATTTTGCTCTTTGTATTCTCTTTAACTCTTTTTTAAAGTTTCTGACCAAACGCTCTGGCCTCTCTGGCAGAAAATCTTCTAGCCGCCGACTTTGAAGTATTCTCTGCATAGCAACATCAGCTCCTACACCAGTGAGATACCCTATCCCGGTTGATCCAAGGCCTTGTTTAGATTGTCTTTGGCTAGGAGTTTGACCCACTGTGCTTATAAGATGGCCGTATCCCCCACCTAAAATACCTGCCATAGCGGGAATAGATCCTAATGATGAGCGGAGCTTAGGCATTACGCTTCCTATAATTTAATCTTGCTTGTTTTTTTCTGCAATCGTCACCGCAGTATTTGCTCTTAGGCCTTTGATTGCCTTTACTTCCGTATAGAGTATTGCATTTTTCATGAGAACACAGCTTAACTGCTAGTACCCTTCTTGGTCTAGTGGCGTAGCATCCAGAGAAAGCGCACACACCATCCGTAGATTTATTTACTAAGGATGGGAGATGACGAGGGCATACCCACTCGTATTCATTTTTCCAGTACGGTTTTTGTAAGTATTCTCTTGGCACTAGATTCTCCGATCAAAGAATTCTACACAAGATTTAAAGTTAGCATCATCAACAACCTTTACACTGGTTAAGACAGACATCTCAACACCTTCAACATCAACTGAAGATGGTTCTTCTACAGTCTTTGTTGCCATTTCAGTGCAGAAGCTGTGTATGGTTATCTTATTTTTTACATTTGAGATGGCTTCACATTCAGAGGCACCAGTCTTTGCATCAACACCCCTTTGTTGCATTCTACAGAACAGCTCACGACAAAGGACATCACCTTGGGACTTACCCACAATAAACTCAGAAGAACAAGCCTCTTTTACCAAGTCTAAATCGGTAAGCTGCAGTACTACATCCTGCTGCTTTTCTGACGTGTTATCTTGAATCACTACAGGAGCTTGGGGTTCTTGTGACTTGCCGATTCGGGTTATACCAAAGCCAGCTCCACCACCAACGAGTAAGGCAATAATAATAAGTGTTGTTTGCATTTTCATAACCTTTGTAACCTTTTATCTGATTGTATCATAACGAGATCTAACTGGTAAGGAAAAAATGCGCCACCCTAAGTAACAAAAGGCGACGCATTCCAACTATTCTACAGGAGTGTCATCATGTCAAACAACACTTCTACTATATGAAACTTATAAAAGTTAGTCTAGTTTGCCAAAACTTCGGTAGGAACTTTTTCTTTTGGCTCCCCTACTGGTTCTTTAACTTGCTCTTCAGAAGACTCCTCAACTTTAGGCTCTTCAGCAGGAACCTCCTCTTTTGGTTCCACCTTCTCTTCCACAGCTTGTTGAATTGCTTCTTCATTAGGATCGATGGTGCAAGTACCATAAGCCGTAGCGATAATGAAAACACCACTTACTACACTAACTTTTACTTTATTATTCTTAATCGATTCAATCATCTTATTCTCCTGTGTCGGTGCCAGTGTCTTCCGTAGATTCTGAGGTATCTACTGGTTCTTCTACTGAGGTATCAGACTCCTCAACAGAGGTATCAGCAGGTTCAACAGCTGTATCCTCAGAAGACGTGTCTACTGTTTCTACTTTTTTGCCGCAGTTGCAGGCAACTAAAAAGGCAATCATGCCCGGTTTTAAATACATATTGTCTCCTCGCTAGAAAGCAAAGCCTAGCATAGTCATAAACACTGAGATGCTCACTACTGCCATCATTATGTCCAATCTATGGGACATCTGTCTCAACTCATCTCTTTGTGATCTTATTATTTTGTACAGCCCGATTAGGGCTTCGTCATCATACCTTATTTCGTTAGATTTCGCAACTGGGCCACTTTTCTCTACTACTTCTAAGTGATTCTTACGCATATACACTCCATTCTTACGACTATTCTATCAATATCTGCAAATATAGCCCAGTTTATAGAATAAGTATTTTGTCACCAAATATGCCTAGTATTCCTTATGGTGGCTTGGAATACTAATAACTCTCCCTCTAATACGTAAACAAAGGAAATAACATGCCTTACGTACCTACTAGCGAATACAATTCGCTTCTACTCATTCATGCAAAACATCAAGAACTTCTTCAAGAAGTTCAGCTTCTTAAAGGATGTGATCAGCACTTCTCTGATATTCACCAACTACTATCCAAATTGAATAGTACTAATACCGACAGCTTTTCTTGTTATTCCGAGATTGGAAAAACGAAACAGTTGCGTGTAATTGAGACTTTGGTTGAGACTCACTCAAAACATAAATCACACGTCGAAGATCTTCAAAGTCTAATCCAAGATCTTCGAGCGGAGCTCAAAGAGACTCACAATCTGCGACGAGAAGCTGACGAGGCTAAGTTCGCCGCACAGGATGAAGTTCAGCTGCTAAGACAACAACTTTGTAGTGCTCAAGATCAGTTACATGATCAAGATCAAAGATTGCGTTCGGAGTGCTGGACAAAAGACGAACTTGAAGAAGAGAATGCGCATCTTAAAAGTGCTCTTAACTCTGCCCTCAAACTTCTTGGATCAATGCCTTCTATCTATGGAGGTGAGTGATGGGAATGTATATTGCGGTGTTCGCCCTTTACTTAGTATACTCTATTCTTGCAATGGAGTTTCTGGTATGTATACCAGCGATCCTAGATCGCGCGATCCACACAGGAAAAAAGGTGTATATGATCGGGATGGTAGGATCATCCGTTATTATATCAGTGATGTCCTTTATCGTTCCAATGGCAATCCCAATGCACTTAGGATGTGATTTCTGGTACGGTGCAGTGATGTATCTATGCCAAGTGTGTGCCTCGATGCTGGTATGCCGCATCTGGGGAATCCACAGAGGATACACCCCCGAAGTCGAATAAAGAAGCGTAAATAGGGATGAGCCGGAAAGGTGGGGTACGCTCCCACCTCCCCCGGCCGCTTTCCCTATTGTGAAAATTAACCTTTTAACCTAACCCATAAACGGAGGCTATAATGCCATTTGTACCCATAGCACGACTGCGACTCTTAGAGAAACTTGAAGCAGAATCCGAAGCAGCTCTTACGAGAGCTGAACCGCATGAGCTTAAAGAAGAACTAGAGAATGAAGTCTTTTTACGAAAAACCGCTGAAAAACAACTGTTTGATGCGAAAGCAACTATCGATGAACTTTCAGAGATTGTCTCTAACCTAGATATCCAGGTTGGAGGGTTGAGAGATCTGATGGATGAGAAAGTTCTCCAAGAAAAGTATCTGGAGCGAGTCATTCAGGATCAAAAAGTATCTATTGAGACTTTGACAAATACACTTTTACGAGCAATTAAGTCGTAAGTATTTGTTAAAGTGTAGAGCAAGGGCAGTCTTCGGATTGCCCTTCATCTTTATGGATTTTTTTCGCCCTGGCAGTGCTGCAGTTCATAGTCTTCAAAACTTATTTGAGAGCCATCTTCCCTACACTGTAAAAAGGTCTTAATGCAGCTGAGGTCATCTTTGGCCTCACCCATATCCGATTTCATCTCTACCATACGCTCTTGTGCAGTGGGCGCTTTTTTTTCGCTCTTAGTTTGCTTAGCCTTTGTAGGTGCTGTCATAGTTTTTATTCGAGTGTTAGATACACTGACATGGTGATGTTCAGTTTTTGCAGGTGCTTCACCGCATGACATAAGTAAAACAAACCACATAGTGACTCCTACTTGGACATCTTCATTAAGATTGTTTTGATCTCAGATATATCTTGTTTCATCACTTCAATATCTTTTTTTACCAGCTCTAGATGTAAAGTATTTGGTTCCATCTCCTTTACGTCTTCCTGTACAGCTTTCAGTTCTAGTGTTAGCCGCTCAACTTTAGTGTTGGTATGCCATACCCAGCCAAAGGTGGGAAGGATTACAATAGAGCTAACAAGTGCTCCAATCTTTACAGCAGTGTCAAGTGTACTCACAGATCACCTCAACTAAAGTATACAGGAGCTGCGTTCTTCCATACCAATAGAAAACCACTGTCTACTTGTGATAAAATTTCAATTGATCCTGCAGAAGGGAATGTTCCAGCCACATCATAGATCCGATAAGCTACAGGGCTGCCAGAAGACCCTATATTGGTCATACCAGTAAGATTAATAGTGCTAGCAGTAGCAACGTCGGAAGTGGCAAAAGATGTAAACTGCTCTCCAGCTACTTGTCCAGATAGGATTAAAACGCCAGATAGTGATGTACCCCCACCATCAATATCAGTCCAGTCATTGTATGTATTTTGCGTTACTGCTGTGAAGAGATTGGTACCGCTAATAAAACCAGTTCCTGATTCCTTAAGGGTACCTGCTCCAAAGTTAAGGAACTCTGCGATCTCTGATGTACTTGCAAACTTCTTTGCATAATAGTTAGTGGCCATGATTACCTCGTCAATTCTTTTAAGTTGTTAAATAGACGCTCTTTTAAGAAGAGATCCGCCATTGGATTTGCAGCTAACTCTTTTACTCTAACCCAAAAAGAACTGTGTGGCCGATCCTCAGGGCGCAAACTTCTTTCAAAGTTCACCATTTCATAGTTTTCTATAAACTGCGCTCTAACGTCTGTGTTCTCTGGTAACGTACTAACAAATGCTTCTTCAAGTAGCAAATGAAAGTTGTCCATAAAGGGAAGCTCTATAGGATTAGGATAGAAATGATATACCAGATCATCTCCATCATGAAAGTAGTCGACAATAAACTTATCGGAGACAAGTGTCTCTACTTCATTTTGAATTGACAATGGAGAGCTTTCTGACATTGCTTTCATCTTCCTCTAGCTCATCTTGCAGAACTTCGTCTATTGTTATTATATCATTGCCTTCAATGGTGCGCATTTGAAAAGTAAGTGCTTGTTGCCTAATTGTATCAAGAACCTCAACTCTACCAGCTTCTTTAATCTCTTTTCTAGACATAATGGCTTCCTGAGCTTGTCTCCCAAGTGCCGCCAATCCCATCATCAAGTTACCGGGCATAGGGTCTGATATAAACGATCTCTTCGCAATAACGACCTGCCTATTTACCATAGAAATAAAGTTATCATAAAATGCTTCATCACTAACAGTTTCTGGTATCTCTGCGTGCGCATACGAAGTTGTTAAGTCGCCTACTACAGCTGCGAGATTGGCATCCCGGTTGTGGTACTGGGATAAGAAAGCTACCAGCCCTTCTCTTGTAACCTTTGTAAGATCCCAGTAGTATGTGCAGTAGGCTTCTAGCTCGTTCTCCTCTGGCACCAACTTTGGATCATACTTAAGAAGAAGTATTTGCCTAACGTCTGTAATACTAGAGTGTGACAAGCTAAGGGTTTCAAAATCTTTGCGGATGTTTGATCTATATAGAAAGTTTGTAGCCTCTAAGAAGTCTGCGTCACGTCTCCAGTACTGGATAACACCTTGCTTGCGCAACCACTTACAAAAATACTCGTTCTCTTTATTAAAACGTGGCTCCCAACTTGAAGGGAATCTTCCAATCTCTTGTTTTAGGGCAAGAAGATCCTCTGAAGTGGGTATTACAAAGTTTAAGCGCATACAATCTTCTAAGATTGCTGAGCTGTCTTTCTTCTGTGTTAATAGATACTTTAAATACTGTTTATATGGATAGTCCATTTACTTTAGGCCCTTCCTCTGTAGATACTTTGTTAACTTTGTCTTTGGTGGTGGTACTAATTCTGGTTTCTTAAATGAGAAAGGTATAGAACGGATATAGTTCTCAGTAGGCTTCTTTACTCGCCTCTTAGACGCACTTGAAAGTAACCTAACACCAGGTAGTTTTTCAGAAGCAATTTTACCCAACTTTTCTGGGTCTGACATACCAGCATTCTGTAGGTTGCCTAGAGATTTCTTGGCAGTGGATATCAAGGTCTTGTTAAGTTTTTTTGTAACAATCGGAGCACTGGCGTTTTGTACTGACATTTGAGGCTTTGGTACAGCAAGCCCGCTTTTATTACGTCCTTTAGATCCAGTTACGGGTATAAGGTTCTTCTGAGCATGCTTTGCAAAAGGACGTACAATTCTAGGGTTGGCTTCAATGTGATCGGGCCGTACTGAGGACTGTAAAATTCTTTCTTTTAAGAACTTAGGAAGATTGTCATTGTAAGAAAGTCCTAGGTGTTTTTCTAGGTTCTCTACGTAATCTTTATTCAAACCTTCTGGAACAGACTCTCTTACTTTAGCCTTCATTGCAATCTGCGCATCCTGGCGACTCATTTTACCAGACATTACAGTCTGATTAACACGAGCTTCAATTGGTCCAGTTACTTCTTTTAACTTTTCTAAGAAGCCTTTTTCCATGTGCTCCTTTGGCTTTCTTGATCTACCAAACTTCTTGTAAGAGTCTTTGTATGCTCTTACTAAATATTCTGTTCTATTCAAGTCAGCGATACGAGACATAATGGCACTCTTTACAGCAGGCTCTAAACCTTCCTTATTTAGATAGCCCTGCAACAAGCCAAACTCTCTATGCACAGCACTAAGCGCTGCATCCGGACGGTACGAATGCAGATACTTAAGAATATTTGGGTTTGCCACTTTTTCAAGCTCTAAACAGAAAGATTCATACATCATTACATCACCTTACTACGTAATCCCGATAGACCATCAATAACAGTTGTCATCTGGCTAAGAGCATTCTTAGCTGCTACTTCTTTGATATCATCCATACCAAGACGGCTCGCTACCAAGATCTCTGCCAACTTCTGCGCGGTTTTTTCGAACTCAGGAATGTAGTTAATATACATGCCAACGTTCTCTGGTGTCAAGAACTTAAGAGATAGAATAGAATCTACAGTTTCTTTATCCACGATGACAGAAGCTTCTTTTACAAGATCTACTTGGAGAGAGCTAACATCTACTCTTGACTTTGCGATCTTAGACATGATTGCATCTTTAAGGTCAGTCGCTTTGTTGATTGTTCTGTGCTGATAGATGTTTGCATACCCATTTGCAGAAGCCTTCTTCATCAAAGAGCTGGACTGTGTATCGGTCAAACCATAAGCGGCAAGTGCAAAGTGTGTATCTCTTGCATTCATAATGTCATCAAATGACGAACCCTTTAACTGCCAAGACATCCCATCAGAGATAAGTTGCATTGAAGATGCCTTTTTCAACATTTCTCTTTCTCTGTGATCAACAGTTCCAGAAGCCACTTTGATACGACCTTCAGGGAGGGCAATAAAAGACATAGAAGAGGGGATGGCATAGTGGCCAGATCCCATTGAGGCAATCTTACGGATACCATCAATCTTAGAAATCTTAACAGTTTCACCAGTAGAAAGTCTTTTACCGACATAGTACGCGATCTTCTCTTTGCCAAAGGGTGCTTCTACCATGTTTTGAATATCAAGTACTTCTGTAGCAAGAGCTCTGTTGCCATCTTGTAGAGCAAAGACTCCCTTTCCTCGTATATTGGTATCAGGGAGTGTAGCTTTTGATACAAACCTACCAACCATGTCTTCTTGCATAGCAGACGCAGTTTTAGTAATGAGTAGCTTTGTGTACATCTGGTTGCCATCGAGATCAACCATCTTTGGAATAACCATACCAGTTACTTCGTCTTGGCCTGACTTAACCTCATAGTATCCCAGGTGATTAATGTCAGATGCTTCTTTAATAATCTCAGACTTTTTTTGAACAGGGTCTACTGTATAGGTAACAAAACTTTCTGAACACAACTTCTCAAAGCCTTCTTTGTTTAAGTATGCCTGTGCTTCAAAGCGAGTAACCTCTTTTTCTACTGGGTCGTAGGCATGATGACTAGCAGTCTTTAAGAAGTATCTCGATCCTTCTTTACGAAACTGTACTACCGATGGCTTTACGGATTCTTGTCTAAGCGACGCAATGCTAGAAGCAGTTTTTTCTTTTGTAGTAATAATGCGCTCTACAGCTTGTCCAAATGCGGGGTTTGATACAGCTGCATATCGAAGACCTGCACTCTTTGTCAGTTCGTTCTTAAAACTATTGATCTGAGATGCACTTGCGTTCAACAAGGCAGCATCCAAAGCCTTTACACTGCTATGCTTGTGGATACCAACAGACTGCCGTAAGCGCTGTGCAGGAGGATCGATCTGAGCACCCAACCCTGTTGCACTAAACTGTCCTGGTCTAGCCGAGCGATCAAACATCTCTGGCTTAAACAGCGTTTCAGAGATAAAACTTTCACTAGCTGGTCTAATCTCATCTTTGTGAGATATTACATCCAAGGGTGCTACCTCATGATTACGGATTATAATCGGGAATGAAACGATCCTGTCAGACTCAGCTGCAGCTTGCTTTTCCATCTTGTGAGGGTATACCATCATCTTACCTACACCAAAACCTCTAGACTCATCAGTACGATCAATGGATACATCTACTTCATAGTTTCGAAGGTAAGGAACTTGCTTGTAAGCCTCCTGAAGAATGGTGATAGGCCACTCCTTTGAGTCTTTACCAAGTTGTGTTGAGTATGCAAGTTTTTCAAGACTGATCTTGTTTGCACGTTCTAATAAAGGTTTCATAATATCTCCTAGTATATGCTACTATCGTAATTTTTTTATTCTAACAAACTATGAAGCTGTGACAGTGACCTCTACCAGACAGGCTGTGCCTTCTATTGGATCACTTGCTGTTACTTCTATAGTATATACGTTTCCAGCCGTTGACGCAGTAGGTTGTGTGTAATCGGGGGCTTCTACAAACGTAAGCACTCCAGTAGAGGCGTTGATACTAAATATCGATCCGCCATTCTCATAGGATCTACTAACAACACCTAGACTACCATCCGCATGGTATTGATCCTGCCCACCAGTGATACTGTATGTGATTGGGCTTGGGCTACTGTTTAAACTCTGAGCCGTTATTGTACCAATAGCAGTATTGCCAGTAACAACGCTGAATCGATAGATCGGCACGCTGCCTGTAAAGGCTGTTGGTGTTACCCACTCTGGCGCCTTGTTAACAAGCGCTGTACTAGACCAAGCATCAGTAATCTCCGATGTCATATCTCCCCAAGCCGTTGTGTATTGTGAGAGATAGTTCGACAGCTCAGTTTCAAAGTCAAACCCAAGAAACTTAAATAAACCTTCTACCGCGCTAAAGCCACTGTAGTCTGCACCTTGAAAGGAAATCATCATACCAAAAACAACCCCATTATTACCGTAGTCTGGAACATCTTCAGCAGTTAGTATTCTGGAAACCAGTCCTGGCATCCCTGTGCTCTCAGCAGGATCTATTGGAACAATGCAAAAGTCTAAGGATGCAAGCGTATTAATGAAGTCGTCTAGGAGAGCAATGAAATCAGACAGACGCCCAAGAGCCGCTGCAATAGTATCTAAGTATCTAGTGATTGCATATATCAAATCGACAAAAGCGCTGGTACCCTTTGTTTCAAACTGATCTACCATCTTTTGCAGCTGCCGTAAGGCGTCACCAATAGGATCACCCAATAAGTCTGATAGCTTTGCAGAAAACCAAGCAGGTTGTCCTAAAGTCATTCTAGGGAATGGAGCGTCTGCACCAAACTTACCGGATATGGCACTACCACGAGATTCGAGATAACCACCAATACTTTGACTAACTTTTGTACTATCCTCACTAGTATCAAGCTCTGCACTACCCATTCTAAACAGAGACCTTCCTTCTTCTTGTTTAAGTCTTTCTTTCCAAATTGCTCCGTACCCTTCAGCACTATCTGCAAGAACATTTAGGGGACTTGTAGGGGAGATCATGTTGGTAAGTGCTCTGCAGGACTTGACTAGCCCAGACAGAGAGTCTACTGCCTCGATATTAACACCTTTTGTAATTAGAACAGCGCCCATAGGCTGATCGTTGTCAGGTCTGGGTGCAAAAGGGTTGTCTACACTTTGAGAAGACAAGGCAACTTCGTACAACCATCCAGGCAAACCATTTGCAGTAAAGGGGGACTTCCCCTCGCTGAACCACTGGCTAATAACAAAGTCCTGATCGTACTTAAGATTAGAATGAACACAAGCAGATACACCAGTGTTCATCGTATCCTCAACAACATTAATAATATAGGACAGCAACGTCTTTACGATATTGTCTATAAAGTCAACACTGAACTCAAGCAGGGATGCAATCTTTTGTAGTAGCTTAGAAATAGAACCAACAGTCGTCTCTAAAGCTGTAACAACAGCAGCTGTATCGTCTGCTATTGCTTCAAGCTTCTCAGAGCTAAGACTTAAACTGGTCCATGTTGCTTCTGCCACTATTTCTTATCCGTATCTGGGACGTCTTTTTTGATATCTGCAAGAACTTTCTTAATATCATTCGCATGCATCTGCAGTAAGTTTTCAAACTTCTCTAAGTGATGCTTAAGTTTGATCAAGTCTTCCTTGCTATTAGTATTTTTGTACTTCTTCCAGTTTACTTTACTCTTATCTGACATCTATCCTCCAAGGCCTAAGAAGGAACTCTTAATGGCCTGCTCTTTTTGGTTTATAAAGTTATTTAGGTATTCTTGTTGGTTCTTTCTGAGATCGCTTAGCTGGTTCTTTAACTCACCGGGCTCTCTGCGCAACGCTTGTACGTTTTGATTTACGCTTTTAACAAGGTTCTGTCTAGTATTAATCTGTCTTTTAAGATTTCCGATTGCCCTATCTGCGGATCGGACTCGGTCTTCAAGACGCTCAACTTGATACCCCAGTCCCTGCTTTTCTTGTAAGCGCTTGATCATATTTAAGTCAGATACGTCGTAAGTATTTTGAGATATATTTGGGCCAAATGCGTTTGTTGTACGTCCTTGGTGGATCGGATTAAGGGTTTTGTAGTGCGGCATAAATCCAAACTTTACTCCGGATCGAGACTTCCCAATGATTCTGTTTGCTCCTGTACCACCACGGGCTCGCACGATAGCTGCCTTCGCAGACGCAGGCAGTACTGCATTTGCACCATAAATAGAAGCCACTGCATCTGCCATTGTTAAACTTTGCGGAACTCGGAGGTTTCTGATGACCTCCTCCAACCCTCTGCTCGGTAAGGTATGCAAGTAAGTCCTAGGAACTGTCTTAATACCAGTTGCAGGAGAGATTTGCCGTCCTGCAGGCTCTGGTATTGGGAGATCCCTCTTTGGCTTGCCCAGGACCGTGTTTCGAATCTGGTCAAACTCTAATTTAGCTATAGATCTAGCATTTTTTAGAGATTCACCTTGGTCAATCAGATCATCTACGTAATTTTTTTGTTCCGTACGAAGGCGCTTTTCGATATTTCTCATCTTATTTTGCAGCTTACGTTGTTCCCCCTTCTTACCCACAATAGAGGACTTTTCACTCGTCTTTAAGTTCAAACGTTTTCGCAGCTGAGGTATACTTTGCTCCACGTCTTGAAAGTTGATAGGCATCTGTGGATTTGACATCGCACTACGCAGTGCCTGGAACTCCTGCTCCTTCAAACCATCATAACTTGTGCCCTGTAAGCGCTCGTTAAGGTGCTCTAGCCTAGACTCTTTATTTGTAATGTCATCTACGTATTGAGTAAACCTAGGATCACTCTTCTTAAAACCTGTTAAAGCCTTGTTCATACGATGTCTAGCAATACCACCACGTAGTCCAAGTATGGCTCCTGCACCAATCGTCGCTCCCAAAAGGCTTTCAGAGGTAATACTATCTGCATCCTCTCCACCCTTATAGGCCAATCCGCCAAGCACAGCGCCACCGGATAAGGCACCGAAAGTACCCTCCCCTATCATCATTCCATATCGTTTTAAAAAGTTTTGTACTGACATAGTATCCTCATAAAATCTTACCCGGACTTATTGGTATCACTAATGGTGTTGGTGATGTAGGTCCAGTATATACAATTGGTGCCGTAGTTGTCATTGATGAGTACATTGTAGCATACACACCGCTTAATGCGCTCATTAGATTTACTATCTGTACTGTAAAGCCACCGTTAACATTGAATAACCCCTCTGAGTTAAATTGGGTAGCCAGTTCTATTAAAAACAGTCCTGCGGTGGCTGTAAGGGGTGCTTGGTTGTTTGGCAGTATCAAACCAGTGCCTAGCCCTCCTCCCGGAGGAGGCGAAGGCTGGTATATCGCTTGAGTTGCAGTCGCCCTTGCTATATCTGTAGTTAAAGCGTTTGCTATAGTTGGACCATACTGACCGGTCCAGCCTAGTGTAGTTATTAACTGCGCACCGCCAGTAGCAGCTGCAGGGAAAAAAATAGGAGTGCCAACTGGGACGGCTGTACCGCCTGCAACACCAGTATAGGTGTTTGTTACTGGTGTATTACGTAAAACATTAACCCAAGCATTACAGCAATACTTAAGCATCTTTTCTGTAGGATTAAACGAATCCTTCTTGGCAGACACAACAGAAGGTAGCCTAGCAACTAGGCCTGCCCAAACTACCCCATATACACCAGAACCTGTTACTGGCATTAAGTCCCCCACCCTAACTCTTTTAGAGTAGCCGCTCTTACCTGAGACACATCTGGAAATGAGTTTATACCACCAGTCATAGTATTCATTAACTCTTGTTCTTTTTTTCCAATCTCAAACAGCTCTTCTAATGAAAACTTCTTCCCTCTTTTTTCTTTTTGTAGTTTTCGATACTCTTGTCGTGCTGCAGCTTGCCTCTCTGCCCGCAATCTTGACTGCATTTTTCTTTCAGTATTCACATAAGTATTCCAGTCTTTATCAATCTTTCGCATTTTATTCTTACTCATTCTTCTACCCTGTAGCGCACCCTGCAAGGTTTGGGCATGCTGCGGCATTAGACTGGAATAGGTATCTACCTCTTTTTGCCTCATCAATCTAATTCCTTCTTTAACTTCTCTTTCTACTACTGGGTTGGGATCTGTAAAAGTCGCCATGATATTTAAATCGGGTAACCAAGCTCTTTGATTGTTGTGATTTCCACCTCTATCAGCTTTAGAGATTCTTCTTGCAGCATTTGGTCTTCGATGTTTTAAAAATTGTCTTAGCTCTCTACCCTCATGTAGCACCACCATGGCGTTCATAGCACGCTGCGTTCTTGGATGTAAAGGCTTATCAGACTGCTTAGGCAATAAGCGCGTTATGTTTCCCTTTACTTTTATAATCGGTACTTTAGGGTCACTAAGATCCATATACCCAGTAGGAAATTTTTGCTTAGCCCTAAAGAAGTAGGGCTTAGATCGTAACTTCATAGCAGCTGTTTCTAACTGTTGTAAGGTAACTGCTATTTTTCTTAGACTCATTACTGTCCCCTCTTTTTATCTTGAAGATACTTTTTGACCTTTTGTCCACCCTTGTAAGTACCGTATGCTAATGTTCCATACCCTATGCCTGTACCGATGTTTTGGTTTCTCTTTAAAACTTTCATATCAGTTTTCATGTCTTTAAGTTCTGACAAATATTGTGAGGTTTCATCTTTTACCCTTTTTAGGTCGTCAGGAGTAAGATTTAAAAAATCTAGGTCGTCAGGAGTAAGAGGGTCATTAAGAGATCTTTGGAAAGCAGTCTCCTTAGAGATTTCCTTATCTATGTCACGAAGCATATTTTTCGCGTTTCTACTAAATTCAATTCTATGTTTTGCAGTTCCTATCGGCGCGGCCACTGCTTCAAAGGCCTTGGCGGGAATAATTTTAAGACTTCTGGGGTTAAAATTGGGGCCATTGCCAGATATTGCATCCGATATCCTTTCTACTCCTTTAAGATATTTTTGTCTTAAACTTGCACGTTTTTCTATATATTCATGTACGTTCATTGTTATCCCTTTTTTATTAGTTGCGTTTCTATTTCTTTAATGGCATCGGTTTCTGGAAACTAGGAGGCCTCGCCGTCTGTCCCCAACGGATGCTATTCATCAGATTCTTTACAGAGTCTCGACCAATTTTACGGTCAATGGGTCTACCCCATTCCTTATTTGCCTTAAGTACGCCTTTTGCGTAATTCCAAACATTAGGGTGTATTTGTCTGGCCCTAGTCTTCTTGTACCCTTCAATGCCAACTGTTTTAGGTCGAGCTACAACGGTCATCCCTCTTTTAATAGGAACATTTCCTGATCTGATGTGATGTCCCCTGTGAGCTTTGTAGCTGGCGGGCCTCATTAAGATGCTGCCGTCAGCCTGATCTACAGCGGATCCAGTATCCCCATCATACCCCCTTTTCCCTAGTCTTCGTTCTTTATAGACTCGAGCCTCAGACGCTGGTATGGTATGAGGTTGTCCCATTACATGACCACGATCACCTATGATCAACCCATAGTCTTTTTTTCCGCTCTTGTAATATGGATTACCCACTTTACCCTTTTGGTGATCAATCCAGTAGCTGCCGTAACCTGTTTTGGTTCTGTGTGGATCTCTTGTTATCCTAACAACGCCTTCATCCATTAATGAGCGAATAGATTTAGAGGCGTGGGAAGCAGAATCCTCTCTTGTCATTAAAGCTAACGCCCTGCGGTATTGTTTCTGAACAGATTTATTTGAAACTGCTAGTTTTTCTATATATTCATGAATATTCATATTTTTCCTAAGTT